GGTAAAATTAACAATGAAGGAGGTTAAAAATTTAACAGGAGGAAAAGCGTATGATTAAAAAATTGTTAGCAGTATTGGTAATCGCATTGTTCATTGGTGTCAACATTGGGATAGTATCCGCGCAGGATAACACAACCACGGATCAACCGCAGGAAGTTGTATCATCAATACCCAATTTTACTCAGCCCGAAGATGTTGAGGACACCAACGGAAGAGCCGCTCATCTTGATACGGAGAAAGAGGGAGACCAACTCAATCCCGTTGAAAGAACTATAATCATCAGAGACGCAATACGGAGTAACAATATCTCCAACTGATCGGCATTCTTCTCAGAGTCGTAGTTTTGTCTGGTCGTTAGATTAATTTAACTTTTTATTAACACATATTTGAAAGGATTTACAAATGAAAAAATCATTACTCGCGTTAACTTTAAGTGTCGCTCTTATGTTCGGTGTCGGAAATGCAGTTGCAGGTTTTGGTGGAAAACTGAACGTGGACCTTGAAAGCACAGCAGGTCCCATGGTTGATACCGACAGTGCGTTTACCGGCAGTTTGATCCCGACCTGGGGTGCTGAATCCCATGGTGGCGCCATCAGTGGTGCGTTCTCTGAAACGGATGCCAAAGGAAGATTTCTCTTCGGTTCAGGCTACATCAATTCTGCCCAGGATCCTGCAGACGCCAATGCAGCAGCGGGTGCCGAAACCAACTCCAGCTCCTATCGTGATGGATTTCTGTTCTTCGGTGCGAATGGTGGAGTGGCAACAGATGCCAGTGCATTTGGTTCAACTGACAATGATCTTAAACTCGGAATGAAGGCACTTGGTTATGTTGCTGGAGATTTCCACGCCATCACAGGTGAAGCAACTGCAGCAGAAGCCGGAGCCATTAATCTGGGACCGGCCACTTTCGGAACTACCAATGTTAAGGGTGTTCAGGGTGGTATTGGTGGATATGAAGCTAATCTTGGAGTTATTGCTCTTGGTACCGCCGAAGCCACAGTCAATCTGTTTATCGCTGGCGAAACTAATGTCAGATCAGATCGCACCGGCTCCATAGTCAACACCCAAGGTCTTGGCAAAGGCGTGCGAGAAGGTCTTTCCAGTGCCGGATATGTCGCAACAACTGTTGAATCCAATGTCGTTACGGATCGAAGCGGTTTTGGCATTGTATGTGTAGACGGTGGATTTATTGCCGCTGGCTCCCTTGAACTGAATGCCAACCAGGTTGGATACATTCATCCTTCTTCGGCCAATGCTTCAGCCTCCGGTTCTTATGCCGGATCCAAGGACATCGGTAAAGACTACCAGGGTATTGCCCAAGGTGGAACCGCCACGCAGATCACCCAGTATGAAAATGCTGTGGTCGTGCAGTCTTCCGGTTATATGTCCGTAACCAGCAAGTAATCATTTACCTCATGATTCCTACCTAGTTTGAAAAGTCTATGATATTCATCCTTGGATATCATAGACTTAGTTTAATTATCAAGATTCACACATACACATAAACCTATAAATTTGAAATAAGGAGAATCCGTTATGCGTAAAGCACTAACAATCATTCTTGCAGTAGCAACAATTTGTTTCTTTACCATCCCGGCAATGGCTGATATCTCTGCCGATGCAGCTGCCGATGCCGCTGCCAATGCCAACAATAACCAGGGTCAATCTCAGGACATCAAGTTTGATGATCATTCAACCAATACCAGTGAAGCCATGGATCGCGGCTTCCCGATTCCGGGTCAGGTTCAGTATGGCCCCGTCATCAATTATTACGGCAAACCGTTGCCCACCTCCCAGTTCCGCCCAGTCGAGACATTGCTGCAGTATGGTAATGTGTTCAGCGAGGGTGCACTGGAGCAAATCGTCGCCAAGGGAACGGACATCATTCATGAGCTGGAAGTCGTTCGTGGACCAGATCAGCAAGTCCGTGCTTCCTACGAAAAGAAAGAAGTTCGCTGGATCAAAATCATCGCCACCACCGCCGTTCAGGCCGATCATGGACTGATTGGTTATGCCACCTCCGAAGCAGATGATCGCAAGACCTCCATGTTGGAAGTCGTTGCCAGAGCTGCTCTGGATGCTATCCGTGATGGTGCGGATGTTCTTCAGATTACCGCACAGGGCGCCGCCCGTGATACCGAGACCTCCGGTTGGGGAATTGGTTTCAATACAACCATGGCCTCTAATTTAGGAAATGGTCAAGGAACGATGGGTATTGCCACAGGTGGAACAGGATACTCAACTGCCTGGGCCGGCATGAGAGACAAACCTTGGATTCAGGCCAATGTTCTGAAATCCCCGACCAAGATCGTCGGCAAGCTTATCGAAAAGAAAGCCGAGCCGAAAGCCGAAGTAAAACCGGCCGCTGCGACTACCACAGTTGTGAAAAAGGCCGAGCCGATTCAAACCGGCAATCACACATCAGCAGGAAGTACCCAAGACTAATCCGGGTTGCTTCATTCCTGAAGTTAGAACAAAATAAAAAGGAGCAGAGTATCGCTCCTTTTTTTGCCATAAAAATTTTGAAAGGCGGAATTATATGAAACAATTAGAGTATGTGAAAGTGTTGGTTGTTGGTGATATTATGCTAGATAAATATGTAGTTGGAAACGCAACAAGGATATCACCGGAAGCACCAGTACCCATTGTACATGTTAATGAGGAATACCATACATTGGGTGGCTGTGGAAATGTTGTGAGAAACCTTAGGGAACTTGGGGCGCAAGTTGATTGTTTAGCATCAATTGGGATTGATTCAAACGGAACCAGGATTCAAACGGAACTTGATAGAATCGGTGCTGGGAATTTACTTGTTTACGGTTCAAATCAAACAACAGTGAAGGAAAGAATAATAGCTGATGAACGTCAAGTTCAAATGTTAAGAATTGATAGAGAAACTGTTGAAAAAGTTCACGGAGACAAACTTATTGAAAAATTTAAAGAAAGGTGTAGAGATAATTATGATAGCGTAATTGTTTCTGATTATGCAAAAGGCGTAGTTGGTAAAGGCATTATGGATTTTTTGAAGGACCATCAAAATGCTGACATTATAGTTGATCCAAAACCAATCAATGGTTTCTTATATAATGATGCATTTATGATTACACCAAATGAAAAAGAATGGGAGGTTATGCAACTTTCATCACAATACTCCTTAAGAAATGTGAAGTTCATTTTAGAGACAAAGGGTAGTGCTGGAATGACCTTATATGACAGAACCACTAATCAAACATGGCCAATTGAATCAACCCCAGTTGAAGTATATAATGTTTCAGGGGCTGGTGATACAGTTATTGCTGTAGCGTCAATATGTTTGTCAATGGGATTTCATCCTGTGCAAGCAGCAATGATTGCAAATGTTTGTGCTGCTCATGTAGTTACACAACCAGGTACAACAACTGTTCCGAAAGAAGTATTTAAAAATGCCCTTGATATGTTTAAAGGAACTTGATATATGGCTTGCTGTCAAAAGAGACGAAAAGAACAAGTTAAACAACTCATGAAACGGAGATTATTTGAAATTGAAGGTTTCAGTACTCTCAAACTTTTAAAGAAGAACCCACCGAGATTGTTACATGATAAATTGATATTAGATTATCATCGTAAGACCCACATGCTTTATAAAAATGCAATTAAACACAAACCACTTAATAGAGTGTTCATTAATCAAATAGTAGAACTGCATGACGAGTTTGTCAAAGAAATGTTGACAAGAGACATCGAACATAAAAATCCAATTCAAAGAATTTAACTATATATATTAATTACTAATACATGGTAAGAGTGTTTTCGTTGAATATTTTATTTTTTATCAGTTTGAGTCTCTATCCTGGCAACCCCCATAGAGACTCAACCGGAAGCAGTCCATTGATAGTAACCGCTCACTATCTTTGGACTGCTTTCAAACATCCAAAGGAGGTCACTTATTTTGTTACGAATTGAACAGAATGGACCGAAAGAATGGTCAGTTATTGCTGAGGATCATGAACCAATCAAAATTTTTCTCTCACCTTCTTCCGTCACCAATAAATATTTTATTGTGACTAAATTTATCGAGAGAGTTGCTGAACATGCAGGAGAAGGATTCAGCAACTGGTTTGTGAAATTTCTGACTGACTGTCAAGACGAAACCCTAAGATCGAAGGCTGTACTTGATAGTATCCCTCAAATCAGAGAGTATGTTGATAAGTATCTTGATTCCACGGAGTTTGATTATAGTCAATTTGTTGACTTAACAAAGGTAAAGAAAAACTCCATACTTTTTGAACCACACGAAATTGAGCATATTATAAGATTATCAAGCTATCTTAAGATTTATTCAGTTATCTCAAACAATGAATTTTTAAAATTGGGGCAACAGCTTCACCGAGATGTCTATAATCAATTTGCAACAATAGTTGTGGAAACGGAGATCATAAGAAAAATTTACGATGTTATCAAAACCAAAACATTCAGATATAATCTAACAGATAGATTTATGTGGGAGTATATCAAAAATGTTCAAGGAAAAGATATTGGAATACACATAGTTGAAATTTTTAATTTCATTATGAATAATATCTTGATCCTTTGTGAACAGGATAAAAACCCAATCACCTATTTTGTTGGTGTTATTGATGAATCAGTTAAATGGTTTTTACGTTCAGTATATAAGGGATCTATCGTTTATGATGATAGTATCTCAACAGAAGACATACAAGGGATTAATACCGATAACTTAAAGACGTATAGTTATAATGATACCCTTGGGCGATTGAAAAGTATCGCATATGAAAAAATATATGAGTTGCTTCAAAGACAAACCACAATGACAACGGAGAAAACTGAAAGCGATGAATTTATAGTTGCGTTCCATGAGCGGGCATCTGAGATCAATTTCATTTCTCCATTATCTGAAACATTGGTATATCCTGTATTATCGCAAATGACTCAAATTCCTTATCATCATTTCAAGACACTTTCACCTGAGCACGCTGCGGTAATTTCAGTTTATATACAAGTATTATTTAGAAAGGTATTTGGGGCTGATTACAAAGATCTGTTTTCATTGTTGAATTTCTTTCCAATGAAAAGCCCATCAATGAGTACAACATATAAGATCAAAGCAGTTCATGATTATCTTAAAGCCCAAGACGATACACAAAATTTCTTTGGCTTTACCACAAAGATACTGCCTCATACATTACTTTGCCATTTCATTGGAAGGGTATCTCGAGTTGATTTCTGTGATATTCTTACAGGAAAAAGATTAGGCGGAATTCCTCTTTCAAAGATCGAAAGTGGCATGATAAAGTTCTATACGTCTTATTTTTCTAATGGTATGAAGGCTGAAATTGACGAAATGACAAAATACATGAACGCTGACTTTTAAAATGTGCGGGGGACTCCTTAGGAATACTAGTTAACCGAAGGAACACATACTCCCCCGCTCCATTTTTTTATCACTATATTTTGAGAACAAATATAAAATAGTATGCCATACCCATTTCGTCGGAGGTTTTTAACAAATGGATAAATTAAAAGAAGAATTTAAACAACTATCAGAATTAATTAGAACAGCAAACAACTTAGTTAACCCAGAAAACAGTCTATCTTACTTAATGAAAAAAGATCTGAGAGATAGACTTGCTGGTGAAAAACCAAAATGCTTTCTAAAGTTACTCCCAATCGGACGGGATACTTCACCGTACCTTCTGCCTATTTGCAATAGGGCTGGCATGGAAGATCCTAAAGTAATTGCTGTATCTTTAAAGGTTGTGCAGAAATTTATGGATGATGACTCTGGAAAGTTTGATATAAACACACTACAATCAGTTTTGAATCAACTAAACCATAGACATAGTACTCTTATAAAAACCGTGCCAAAACCAGCCTCTGCGGCAGCAAGAAAAGCAAAGGTAACAAGGATGTTCAAAAATATCAAATCGTATCTTGATATTAACAAAACAGATGCTTTCGGCGATAGGTAATCCATGATTAATTTTCTGAATCTTAATAATTTCAAGAAGGGGTTGAAATCCGTCACCACAACAGAGATTTTTTCTAAACCTGGTGAGTTTCACCCTGATGGTCTTTTTTCTGAACTAATCTTTGGTCCTGAGGAATCTCCTGAAAGAAAGAAAACATTTTCATATGTTGAATTGAACGCATTTGTGATACATCCAACTGCTTATATGCTTTTAATACAACTTGACAGAAAACTCGAAATGTTTATTTCTGCTCAAGAAACATTCTCAGTAACTTCAAAGGGAGAGATGATACCAGATCCTGATGGAGTAACTGGAATATCAGAATTTATGAAGTTATTCCCAAAGATAAAATTTAGAGGGGGCACTGATTCTCGGGATAAGTTCGTTATAAAGTTAAAAGAAGCATATAAAAACGATACGTTATTCCTTAATGTACTCCCAATAATTCCCCCAATTCAACGTGATGCTTATCAAGATGAGAAAGGTATGTGGGTCGTAGATCCTTTGAATGATTATTATGTTACTATTATACGAAGAGCATATCAAATCAAAAGCGCTGCAGGCTCCGGTCCACTATTTGACTTGTTAAATTTTGAACTACAGAAAGCGGTTATCAACCATGATACATTTATCAGAAAGTTAATTCAAAAGAAGCGTGGACTTATTCGTAATCAACTGCTTGGAAAACGTACTGACTTTTCAGGGCGTGCTGTCGTTACACCAGGACCAGATTTAAAAGTAAATGAGATTGGTATACCGATGAGAATGGCAGTCAGTTTATTCGAACCATTTATAATTCATCGTTTGTTCAATTCAGGTAGAGTGGATCCGGGTCCGCTGAGTATTGAAGTTAAAAAGTTTACAGGTTTTGAATTATCAATTGATAGCATTAAACAGGTGTTTAAAGCTATTAAAGGTGGAGATAAACTCCCACAAAAATTATATGATATTATATTTGCAGCAACTGAAGTTTCTATGATGAATCGCCTTGTATTAGCAAAACGAGATCCAGCACTTCATGCTGAATCCGTAAGAGCATTTCACCCAATACTGATCGGAGGCAATACAGTTCAAATATGCACATTACAGGTAGCTGGATTCAATGCTGACTTTGATGGTGATACGATGGCAATATATCATCCTATTACAAATGAGTCACAAAATGAAGTAAGAAGTCGTATGTTGAGATCTGAGGGTGGAGAAAACGATACAGCAGTAAACTTTGAACTTTCAAAAGAAATGTGTGTTGGTTTATTCACAATGACAAAAAATGTACAGAAATCTACTTCGCCAATTGCAGTATCTCAAAAAGATTTAGATTCTGCGGTTGATCCTTATATACCAGTTGTTTACAGAAAGAAAAATACAACTATGGGAAAAGCAATTTATAATAGTGCATATCCAACAGATTTTCCATTTTTTGAAGGAGTGGTCACAAAGAAAATTGTTAATAGTATGATTCCTATTATACTTAAAAAATATGGTCAAGATCAGGCAATTAAAACATTTTCAAAATTAAAAGATACAGCATTCAAATTTGCAACAATTGTAGCTCCAAGTGTTTCATTAGATGATATTCAATTGCCGTCTGAAATTTTACAGCTCAAACAAAAACTAACCAATGCTTCAACAGAAGAAGCAGACTTATTAATAAAACAAATGCAGAAACTATTGATACAACATCTAAAGGAAACAGGGTTATATGATCTAATTGAATCAGGTGCTGGAAAAGGTTGGAGACAGCCCATGCAATTACTAGTAGCAAAAGGAATAATTGCTGATACAACTGGTAAAGTATTACCCCCAATCAAAGGATCATTCGCTGATGGATTAACAAATAAAGAATATTTTTCATCAGCAGCAGGAGCAAGAAAAGGTATCATCGACCGTGTTCTAAATACATCAGAGACTGGTTACATGGCCAGAAAATTAGCATACGTTTTAAATAGTGTTGAGGTTGATAGACAATTAAAAGATTGTAAAACAAAACGAACTCTTGATTTAAGACTGACAAAGGAATTAGCTCCAAGATTAAAAGGTCGTTGGGTACTCGAAGGCGGGACTCCACAATTATTTGATGTTAAGAATTACAAAATCGGAAATCAAATTTATCTAAGAACTCCTGTATTCTGTGAATCCACAAGATTGTGCCATACATGCTATGGAAAATTATTAGAGCGTCACAAAAGTCCTTATGTTGGAGTTATGGCAGCACAACTTGTAGGAGAGGCTGGTACACAAACAATCATGAAGACCTTCCATACAGGTGGCGCCGTTGATGTTGTTATAAGGGATGTTATTTCAGATATAGTTGGCAATGATCCTCTTGCAAATGAAGGAATCGTAAGAAAATTATTGAAACAGAATGAAAATCAACTATCATGCACTGAAGATTGTACTATAACTCTTACAACATCTGACTATCCAGTATCAGGAGATTTAACATTCAACCAAGAAAAAACATTACTTCGTGCCAGAGCCATCGTATGTAAAGTTGAATTTGAAACTGCATTGTTTAATATCATTCTTGATTATCCAGTTGAACTTCAAGTCTATGAATATGAACTTGTGGGGAAAGAGTTTATAAAATTAGAATATAAAAAGAATAGTACAATCTTAGAAATTCCAATGGAGACAGGCGAAACAAAAGCCCAAATTCAATATGTTGAAAGGCTACTTGGTGGGCGTGAAATCTATAAAGATGCAAATCATTTATACTTAAAGTTATTTAAAATATATGCTCCTCTTAGGGATATGGACAGTGTCCACCTTGAGGTTTTACTATCACAAGCATTAAGAGACAAAACAAATCCAAGTATTCCAGCAAGACTTGGAAAAACATGGAATCCGATAATGATTAATATTAAACAGATCGTATTCAAGACAAGTTTTATTCAAGGGTTGGCGTTTGAAAACATCAATGAAGCTATCAGAACTGGTTTAATTACAGAAGAAGGCGGAGATCCAAGCATTCTTGAAAAAGTATTAACTGGTACATTGGTAGAAGGGAAAAAGAAATAATGATTCAATTTAAATCATGGAAACAATATACACATCTAACTGATAGTGTAAGATTTCCGCAAAATGCAAAAGAGCCATTCATTTTATTCTACTTTTCCGAAAATTCAAATTTTATAAATGACTATCCAAAATTGAATTTGAAAATACCTGATATGCGAATTGTGGCTGTCCCAGTAACTAAAATACCACGTACAAGATTAACAGCGGACTTGAGGAAAATATATAGATCTCTTGGACTTATTCCTTATACAATGCAACAAAAAGTACCGCCTGGTAGGAATTTAATTATTGATTTGTCTCAATATACAAATGCAATTGATTTAGTTTACAAACCAGCTTCATATAGACAGAGAGCTGGTTTCTTTATTACCAATATACTAAATCAAATGGCAAATGCTTTCCCAGATAATTATCAAAAAGTATTGTTCTATTCAGTTGATTTATCGAAAGATGTAAATTCATTTATCAATAAAAAAATATTTCCTGTATTAAGAGGAATGAAAGACGGCACATTCGATTTTGATCATATGTTAATAAACTATTTGGATACAGGATCAACAAGATATCGTTTGCTTGTTAAAGATGGAGAGTATAAGTTTCCAAGGGTATCTCATTATATAAGAAATATTAAGGGTGTGTCTGGAGAAGAAGAACTTGAAGATGAAACAAAGAAAGCTGCAAGAATTGTTTCAAAGGCTGTTTCCAAAGACATCGATCCAGAAAATTCAGATAAGGTAGCAGGTGCGGTTGAAGATTATCTTGAAACCAATCCTGATGAAGTTGTTAAAATTTCGTCCGGAGATGCAACACCTGAAGATGTAAGGGATGTGGCAACGACTTCAATTTTATACGGAGTTAGCGGTGATTTAGATAAAGCAATGTCTATATCAAGGAATATACCAAAGGATAGAAAGAAACTTGCATTAAAAGCTGTTGACAAAAACTTTTCAAATGAATTGTTAAAGCCAGTCAAAACAGTCAATTTAAGTACTGATATAAGAGTTCAGGTATACTCACCTGAGAAAATGGTTGGGGGGAAATCTCCTGAGCATGTATATGAAAAGAGACAGGTTGACTTTAAGATAAATCTGAAAAAAGATTTAACAAATTCATTTAAAGTTTTAGAGTCAAAAGAGATTCCGTTGAAGTTTAAAAGTATTACATTTGCTGATAAACCTCAAAGACAAGGCGAACTAATGAAGTCAGACTTGTCAATTGCTACTATAAAAATGACAGACGAGTTTGGTAATGAACACGATGTTCAAATAGAACTTCCTCGTATTGATCCGAATACAGGAGTTTTCAGATTGAATGGAAAACAAAAATGCCTGGTAAATCAAATCGTACAAAATCCAATTACATTTCCAGCGCCAGGCGAGTCAAGATTTGAAAGCTCGTATTCTATTTTCAGAATCTATACAAAGGATTTGAGAAGTGAAAAATATTTAGAAGCCTTTATGTCATATAAAATGCCTCTTATAGTTCTACTTTCTTTCAGTTTTGGATTTGATGAAACATTGAAAAAATATAAAATCAAATACGAAATAGTTGATGCGAAACCATCTGGACAACCTTTCGCAGCTAAACTTCAGGATGGACGCTATATTGTATTTAAAGAAGTACAAAGTGACCTACAAAAACAACTTTGCCAGGGATTCATCCATGGTAAACTTTATCAATATAATGTTGATGCTGAATTTGGTACACATGTATATTTTGAAAATCTGATTATTAAAATGACAGGACGTCTTAACTCAACATTCTTAATCAACTCAAATCTTCAAAATATTGTTGATCCTGTAGCTAAACAAGTATTGATGAATAAACAATTACCAACTGAACTTGAAATGATCATGAAGTATATGGCAGAAAAGGTTGTTGATAGATTTACGATTAGCAGAAATGATATTAGCAATCAACGAATTAGAAACTCTGAGGTATTAGTTCATTTAGCACAAAAACAAATTCTTGCTGCATATACTGTCTACAAAGAGCAGGTGTTATCAGGTAATGAAGAAGCTGTATTTAGTATTTCTCCAACCAAGGTATTAAGCGACTTCCTTATGACAGAATTAGTTGTTGATATGGAGTATGCAAATCCAGTTGAAGAAATGTCAACTATGACAAGAATATCTCCAGTTGGTAAAAAGGTTGGTGGTATTCCTGATAAAGGTGCCATTCATAACGACTCCAGAAATATACATGATTCTTATTTTGGGAATATTGATCCTCTTGATACACCTGAGAGTGGCAACGTTGGTATTGTTCAACAGTTAACAATTGATGCTCTCATTTCGTCCTCACGAGGTTTATTCGCAACAAAGAATATCACAAATAAGGAAGGTTCAGGAATGCTATCAACGACGACTGCAATGATTCCATTCCTTGAAAATACGGATGGTGCAAGAGTTATAATGCTTTCAAATCAAGCTAAACAGATGTTACCATTAAGAAACCCACAACCTCCCGTAGTTCAATCTGGATACGAATCAATTTTAACAGGAGTTCTATCTGATAACTTTATAAAGAGAGCCCCATGTGCAGGTAAAATTCTTAGTGTTACTCGGGAGGTAATATCATTACAATGTGGAACTGGAAAAACAAAAAAGGTTGTTGATATTTCTCCTATTCATTTAAGATCAGGATCAGGAAAGAACACCCTAAGTGTTTTTAATTCACTTGTTAAACCTGGAGATTCGGTCAAGGAGGGTGAAGTAATTGCAGAGGGTGCATGTATGTCACAAGGATCTATCTCACTCGGAAGACCGTTATTAGCGGCTCTGATGCCATATGATGGTTATAACTTTGAGGATGGTGCTGTCATTAGCGAATCAGTTGCAAATAAAGATATGCTGACCTCCCTTCATGGTATTGAAGAAGAAGTATTAATTTCTCCTGAGGATAGGGTACTTTTCATGGCAGAAAATGGAACAGATGTTTTAAAAGGTCACCCTCTATTAAGAAAAACAATGGGAGAAATTGAACAGATTATTGGCTACGAAGAAGATGAATCAAGTGATTTATTCCAAGGACAGTTCATTAAAAAGAGTCCAGGCGGAAGAATAGTTGGCATTGAAGTTTATTCAAATGTTGGTGAAGATGCATTTCCATCGCTGACTGCGCTTATTAAAAAGACTAATCTAAAAAACAAAAAGCTTCCAAGGGAATCATTCACAGTAAAGGGAGAAACTATCAAGGGTGCATTAATTAAATTCAAAATTGAACAAGAACTAAGAGTTGGTCTTGGAGATAAATTGTGTAATAGATATGGAAATAAAGGTATTATTTCATTGATTGAAAAGGATGAATTAATGCCAAGACTTCCATCTGGTGAAAAGGTAGACATTATATTAAATCCTCTTGGACTTATTGGTAGAATGAATATAGGTCAGTTATACGAAATGTATTGTGGTTTAATGGCAAGAGAAATGGGAATCCGTATACCTAGTCTATCAAAACCAAAAGCAATAGAACTTATTAAAATGGTGTTTGAGCAACTTGATACAACAGTAAATAAAAAGTCAACTGATCAACTTATAAAAAATCTTACAAGATTGTCTGCACCTCAGTATGCCAAAATGGTCGATCAGATTAAGAAGACAGGGTTTTATCCGATTGTCATACCTCCATTTCAGGCACCAAAACACGACGCTATTAAAAGAGCTTTGAAATTGTTAGGACTAAAGACAGCATATAAATTAAAGCTTCCTAAATATAATACAACAACACAACATGAAGTTCCAGTTGGTTATATGTATATATCTAAGCTTGAGCATCTTGGAGCAGAGAAGATATATGCTAGAAGCACCGGACCCGTAACAGGCAAGACAGCACAACCAACATCAGGAAAGAAAAGAGAGGGTGGACAAAGATTGGGAGAGCTTGATACATATTCATTCATCTCATACAACTGTCCAGGCGTCTTAGCCGAGTTCATGGGGCCACTTTCTGATGATTATATAACCAGAGAAGAAATAATGGCAGAGATTGTAGCAAAAGGTAATGCCGGTTACAAAGAACCAAAGATATCACCTGCAAGAGATTTATTAAATTCATATTTTATTTCATTAATGTTGACGAGGTAAGCAATGTTTGAAAATCATGATCTGAAAGTCCTTCTTGGTAATTCAATAAGAGAACCAGAAGTGGATTACGACGATGCAGAAGTTGCAAGTGAATTGGGCATTCCCGTTAGAGAGGAAGCATTAAAAGAATATTTTTATGTGACTATTGTGGATAACATCGGCAAGAAGGATTTTCGTGAAGAATATCTATCTGTTTATCCAGACACTGTTTCGTACTCAACTAAACATAAACAAATTTTAGCTGAAGCAATAATGAAACAAATAAAACAAGTATATGATTTTATCCCATCTGTAACTGTTGACACAAACAGTGAAAAAGATATTGCAGATGTATTGAAATTTCTCGAGTTCATTGAATATGACAATGAAGATTTTATAATTGAAGTATGGACATTTCTAAAGCCAGAAACAAACCCATTCCAAGTTGAAAAATATTGTGAACAAAATAAAATGAAAATTGTTTCCGAAATTGAGGAGCAATTAAGCTCACGAGATTTTCCTTGGATGATTGCCGATTTTTTAAGAACATATAATAAAGAAGATATTACGGCTTGGTTTTGTGAAAAGTCTAAGAATTTAAGAAGTGCTATACTTCTGAAACTAATCGAAGGAGATTAAAATGGCTGATACGAAAAAGGTTATAATCAAAAAAGGTAGTATGCTATTAGAAGCTAATCGTAGTGATTTAGTCGAAGTAAGTGAAACACATGATGGAATTGCTTTTAATTTCAAAGGTGGGATACAATTATATTATACAAACGATTTCATGCCAGTGGGAATGAAAGAAGTCATCAGAAATACTTCAAATCATTTTGATAATCAAAAAATTATTTTTGATCTGGATAATGAAAGACAACCTGCAAGGGTTGATGCTACCTAATCATTTAATAAATTATATCTATATATATTAATATCTGAAGATAAACATTTCTTACAATTATATGGAGACTTGGTGTGATTTCAGATTATTGGAAATCAACGCAATCACATTTACAACTCCATTATATTTTTGCCGAGAAGACTTGGTGTAATTTCTGATCGCGGTTCAAGACCGTGTTGGCGTTATTGTATGTCAATACAAATAAAATTACATATATTACTTCTGGCATTATTTTATGGGGTGTACCACTAACATAATAAACCATTCGGGGTTCATTGTTTTTGTGGCTCGCACCCCACCATTTTAACGGGTGTACCAAGGATGGATACAGTTAATAGCTGGTAGTCTGAGGATAAATACACCCGATCAGTTTATGCCGGGTGATACACATGTTTATCCATGTGCCGGCTCCATCGTTGGTAGAGACTTTGTATAGATTCAGAAAATTACGTGTATAACGTAAGGCCCTTAATCGACAGGGATAAATGTCGATTGCCAGGTTTGGCAGAACCACAAAAACTGCCACGACTATACCTATCACTCTACCAAACCTTTTATACAGTTTCCTGAAAGACTCTAGTGTAATTTCTGATATAAAGATCCAATGGCGGATCATTTGCATATGGAGCAAAAGACGGCAAGTTCGATTCTTGCTGTATCAACCAAGTAGTACCAATTACATTTTCTACTTTCAGGAATTTTTTCGGGGTGACTTAGTGTGACTTTAGATTCCAAGCGGCCGAAAAGTCACACTTAATTCACCCCAAACCCACAACTAAAAAAGGGAAATGAATGGTTTTATTTTTCATCCTAAAAAATTGGATATGAATATCCCACGTTGGAATTAACTAATTAAGGAGGAATCAGAGAAATGACAGAAAAATCGCTTAAAATTGATTCTGGAATGTTACAGTTTGCTCCGAAAGGTGCGTTCTATGAAGAAGCTGATCAACAGTTTCAACGAGTATTCCAGATGTGGACAGAGCTATTTTCATTTGACCGAACCCTATTTTGTCTAACCACACTTTTGGGTGGTACCGGTTTTGCCAAAGGTTCTATGAACCACATGTTACTCGCCAATCCTCAAAGTGTAACAGGTCGTGAACTTGTGCCTGAGGGAATGGCATTCGATTATGAAAGTAAAGTTATTAGGTACAATCTCTCAAAGGAAAGAATTCCAAGAGCATTGAAAAACTTGCTGATGTTAACTGGGGCCGAAGGATGCACTAAAGTCAACAATTCCCGGACCAGAAAAATCATCCTTGAGTTTATCTTCAATCGCTCAATTTCAGAACTTGAAGGTCTGGCAATCAATTATAAATCCAAATTGAAGAAATTAGTCAGACATGCCCTTGGAAAACAAGAAGTCTATAATATCCTTAATGGGGATGCGCTGTTGTTTAAAAAACGTATCGGTCGTTATAAAATGCAAGCTCTTCCAGTGATTTTTCATATCTTTGATAAAAGACCTCCGGCAGGCACTGCCCACACAAGATATACAAAAATTGAAAACTATTGGGATCTTCGTGAAGCTGCAGAATCCGGTAACGTCGAACAATTCAGAAAGCTCATGGATGGGATGCCGAATCGAACTGTCATGGGATTCAGAAACACTTATAAAGTGCCAATTGAAAAATCTGAAATCTATGAAGTAGCAAAGATGGGCAACAAGGAATCCCTTCAAATGGAAGCCGCTGTTAAACGAAGTGGTGCTACCAAAGCAAAAGAGATCAACTACAAAAATCAAGACATCTATGATCTCTGGAAAGCATTCTATTTTAAACTCCTAAATAACGATCCGGACAACATGGACAAGATCATCGAAGCGATCGACTATCAAGCATGCAAAATGGATCGGATGGATATAGGAGATTGTGTCGTTATCATTGATGCATCAAGATCAATGGTAGGAAGTAATGAAAGAAAGCTACACCCATTCTTGACTTCTCTCTCAATTCTTTCAGCACTGGAAAATGTGAAGGATGTTATTTACGTTGGAGGAAAAAGAGTGGCAACCCCAACCATAGATCCGATCAGTGTTATCATTCCTGATAATCATACGGATCTTTGGCGAGGTCTCACAGAAGCTGTGATTGCCGGTACCCCGAACATTGTTGTTATTTCGGACGGTTATGAAAATACAATAAAAGGTATGTTTGAGCATACCTACAATCATTTTAAGAGTTCAGGTTATGAATTTAATCTGATACATTTAAATCCTGTATTTTCTGCTGATGCAAAAACCGGTTCATCGAGAAGGCTGACGGCTGACACAAAACCGTTGCCTGTATCGAGTTACAAGTTTCTTGAGACAGAATTGATCTTTGACCGCATGATCGAGAACAGAGAAGTGGTCAAGAATCTGCTCGTCAGCAAGTATCACAAACTATTAAAAGAATAAGGAGGTCATCACCATGTCTATATTTAAAACGTTGAAGTTCGAAGACATCGAGATCGGCGATCTACAGTCCGTCGATGAGATGACCATTGTTCCAATATTGGGTGGTGAAAGGGGTGACGTAGCAAAACCTTCAAGTCTGAGTTTCAGACGCACAACTTCATATGGAACAATGGTATTTGAAAATACCGACCCTGCTAAGGAAGCAATTGTCCCTGCCAATATAATGGTTCGAAGTCGAGCTGGTCAGGATCATGCGATGAGTGGTTCAGGAATCGTAATGAAAAATCAATCTCGTTCATTTGATAATGCATGCTGTATCGAACAAACTCAAGGTGGATATTTGGATGAGTCAGGTGATCAAGATGTCCTTCCAATCAATTTGAGAAAAGCATTACTCGACCCAGAAATAAGATCTCTTCATAGTTATGATAAGTTGTGGGGGAAGATTAGTGCGTGGATGAAAGGAGTTAACATGTCCAGCAGGGGGTCAGCACATCTGAGGTATTTCTACGATACTCCAGATATCAAACAAGCATTGGAGGATTTCGCAGCAGAGTTTGAGCCAGTTGAAAATCAAATTGGTGCGATCGTGATGTTCTCCGGTATTCCAGTCGGTATTGAAATTATGCCTTCTTCTGACCATTGGGAGGCATACTGGAAGCTATTGATCCGTGGATGTTATGGAGCAGAAATGATTCGATTAAAAATGTTGGGAAAGCTGAAATCCTCAACATTAATCCTACCGGACATTCCAAAAGAAGCAGGACCAAAAGAAGTCCAAAAGATTCTTACAGATTTCACTCAACACTTAAGAGAAGAAGTCCTGCCAATACTGGAAAATATTAAAATTAAAACCCAAAGAGTCGTGAACACAGATGGTACATTACAGACAACACTTCTGCATACATCATCCGGAGGTGGGGGTGATATTATCCAGCAGGGTGATATGCCTGTGTATCTGTCATTGGTACTTTAGGAGAATTGGATGTGAATGAAATAGCTGAGAATCAACTCCGAAAACTACGAAGGCGCGTGGAGGAATTTTTGCGCAATACGACTCCTGAGATGCTCATTAAAATTGCAGACGTTTGTAATATCAAAGTTCCTGACAACCTTAGACAACGATATATGCCAAAGGAGGGTGACTCTAAATAGTCACCCTTCAAGGGTATATAACGAACTTTTCAATGCAAATAACAAGCACCGTCCTTCCACATAGTGGTTGTTGATAAAGCTTTTATTTCCTTCTTAGGTCATAAAGCTATGTCAGCAACTTCCGTGTGGCGTGCTTTTGACCATTGCCGGTTTTTTGTTCTGATTTTTAAATAAAGGAGTTAATTAATGAAACAAGTTTCAGTTGAAAAGTTCATTGAAAAATTGGGTGCAGATGTTTACCCGATTACTATTGTTAAGTTTCTATTAAACAAAAGGCGGATACTATCATACTTTTCTAAAGCTGCGGATGAAGATTTTGAAATAAGAGTGAAATATACAGTTGATCATACTGACTGCCCAATCTGCGAAGAAAAGAAAGCAGAAGGCATTTTATGTAGACAACATACTTCAATCCAACGCGTACTTACCGCCAGAAATGTTGCGTACGACCTAGACACAAATACATTCTTATATAAAAATGAGATATTCAGAATGGTGGGCAAAAGACTGGTCGTTGTTTACTGTCCACATCCGAAGTTGATTACGGGTGAAATTACAGATTCTAAGGTAAGGAAAATCAATCCGATCACAATTGAAGATCCGGAGTTACTTGAACTTCCTGAATATTCAAAGTTATGTGATTTCATATCAAGCGATTTATTGGATCAATATATAAGATGCTGGTTTAACAATGAGTTCTCTCTTGTTACAATACCAGATGACCGAAACGGTCAAAATTGGTGTCTCGTACCAAATAGGTAAAAATATCATTTTTAGGAGGAATTACATTATGAGTTTTGAGGAATATCAAGATCTCCAAGGTACAGGTTTTACAGGTGGTAGCTCGGAGCCAACACCACCGGAAGACGAGTTTTTTCACAGTGTTTATATCTCTGGAAAAACCAGAAAGAATCATCTGAACATCGAAGAGAAAATCGAGCAGTTTCAAGTGAGAGGCGTTCAGTACAATTTGGATAAGGTACATATGGTTATTACACACACGAAGGAGATACTCGCAAAGATCGAGACCGAACGTGGACGTGATACCATTAAGTGTTTCTCATTCAAAGAAGGAGCACCACCTTGGAATGGAACAACCAAACTGCAAGATGGAAGAAATAGGGAATGTCCCATGACATCTGCAGAAAGAGCAAACGTTGACTTCTGTAATCTATGTAGATCTCAATTGCTGGTTGCAGGTATTTACTGCAACGAAAATGGAAGTCCCATCCTCACAGAAGACAAGAAACCTATCTTTGTCTTTATTAGAGGAAAGGGTATGAGATATTCAAATGTTTCTGAATATCTCAACAATCTATATAATGAAGATCTGTCTCCAATCTTCGAACCTGTTACCGAACAGACTAAGATGTTTGAAAAATCTGTTGTGAATCAAAAGAGATTCGTAACGAAAATTACCAGGACCACATCAATGTCCTCATACAACAACGAAGTAAACGTCTTCGCACTTGATAAGGGGATTGAACTTCCGAAGGATGCTGTACTAAAGATATTGAAGTTATCGAAAGATACAGTCGGCAAGTTCAATACGAAATTCGATTGGTCCAAGAGCAAGCAAGCCTCACAGACAACAGGATATGGTGCAAAACCTGAAGGCGTATTATCAACTGAGGCAGAAACAAAACCTGATACAGGCGGTGGACCGGCGGTAGATGACAAAGTTGCTCCAGAACCTTCAAAAGAGGAAGCAGCGCCGGCTGATGGTAAAGTGTTCAGTTTTGACGACATAGAATTTTAATTAACCAATAACTACAAGGAGTTTCGCAATGCCAGATGAAAGTAAGCAAGAACAAGAATTGAAATACCACGAGCGTCTGAACATTTCAGTGCTCTCTATTGCGAGGATCAAGACATTAATTAAAGAGGATATAAAAGATACTATAGCTGCTTGGCAAGCTGGTCGAAATGTTGACAAACAATGTTTTCATATCATTGGTCCAGCGGGTGTCGGTAAAACACAAATATGCTATCAGATTGCCGAAGAATTATCAAAAGATTTATTTGGCAATGACGAGGATATGGAGTTTGGAATTCTTATGGTCAAAGCTCCTGTTCTATCAAGGGATGATTTTATTATTCCCTTTCCGGTTGGAGCAGAGACTGGAGATCCAACATTCAAAATGTTATATTCAGACTTCGTCCCCAAGGAAAAGAACTCATTTGGTTTATTCGTGATTGATGAATTTTCACGCGGAGACCATCAGTTGCAGCAATTGTTATGGCAAATTCAAAATGAGTATTCTGTTCACCGTCATCTATTTCCAAAGGGATGGTTCGTTATATCAATTGATAATCCAGACGATTCCGAATACTCGATGGATAACCTTGAAGATGCTGCTGGGCTTAGAAGACAGCTTCATCTTTATACAGAAGTGCTTGCAACAGATTTCTTGAACTATGCTATTGAGCACGACTTCCATCCATATGTTGTTGAGTTTATTCAAACCCATCCAGAGTATCTTTATGACTTTCAAGCTCAAAAGATTGGGTCGGTTTATGCAAATCCAGCAAGTTATGAAAAATTATCTGATCATCTATGGAAGATGCAACTGCGTCGGAAGAACATAGACTTCGATGAGATTGAATACAAGGCTTCTGGACTTCTCAACACACACATGACCAGGTTATTCATTGAGTTCGCTCGGGATAAGAAAGACATCAATCCCAAGGAAGTCTTCTATAATCTCAATAAGGTCAAACCTCAAATCACCGCTTTATTGAAAGATAACAACAATGCTAAGTTGGGTGAATTGATGGTCGGATTCTGTACATTCATGACAACCTCGATGCCAGAATATGATGAAGCGAAGTTGAAGAATGTACTTGACTTTCTATTAATGATGCCCATTGATACTGCGGCATTGTTTATATCGCAAATTGATTCATTTGAAAGATCTTCAAGGGCTTTCAAATTTATGACAAAGATTCACTTGTCACTTCTGAAAGGGTCGAAAGCTTATAAGAGCAATTTCTATGATCCAATAGTGAAGGCAGGTGAGGGGAATCTCTAATGGAAAATCAAGGAGACCGCCTCAAGGAACTAGTTGCTCGGTTTGTATTGAAGTATAACTACTGGGGTTATCTGTTCTCTCGCATTAGAAGAAAGCCAACATCGGCTGCACAACTCGGCTCAGTTATGGGTGTGGGTCCTGAGAAAGATGGGACTCTCACATTATATTATGCACCTGAATTATTAGGCAATACCGCTGATAGGGAAGTGTTAAAAATAGTTGAGCATGAGGGTATGCATGTGCTAAATAAACATATTCCGAGATATCTACGCATCATGGCAAATGAAACATCCGAGCAAAGAAAAACTATAAAACATGATGTTTGGAATGTGGCTGCTGACTGTACAGTTAATGTACAGGCAAAGATTAGAGAACCCATTATCATTGATGGAAAACCTTGGGCACCATGTCTTCCAGGTAAGTACGGCTTGGAAGAAGGTAAGGTGACAGAATATTATTTCTATGAACTATTAAAGAGCGCCAAGACAGTTTCACTACCAATGAGTGCAGCATTTAATGGGCATGGAAAGTGGAAAAGTGGAGCACAAGGTGTAGCTGATCTTAGTGCACTATCAAGAAAAGTAGATCAACATGTTCAAAACATCATTAAGGAATCTGTCAAAAGTTTCAATAAAGACAGAGGTACAATTCCTGGTCACATAGCAGAACTGATTGAAGGTGCACTTGCTCCACCGAAAGCTCCGTATTATCAAATCATCAGAAAGTTGATAAGGGGTTCAAGGTTCAGTAAGTTTGTTAGAAGTCCAACGAAGATCAATCGTAAACGCACATACGTTTTTACATTAGGAGATAATAAATGTGTACCACAGATATCTCCATTTCCAGGTAAGACAAGAGACATGACATTTGACATTGCCGTGATGATTGATACATCTGGAAGTATGAGCGAAGATGATATTCGAGAAGGTCTATCAGGTGTTAAGAACATAATTGAAAAAGATCGTCATTGTTTTACAACTGTACTTGAAGTTGATACCGTAGTTGAGAAAGAATATGAAGTCAAACGAATCCGAGATATTCAGTTTAATGTTAAAGGTAGGGGTGGTACAACATTACTCCCAGGCCTTACAAGAGCAAGACAATTAGGAGTTGATGTTTGTCTGGCTTTTACGGATGGATATGTTGACGACATTAATAGTGTTCCAAGGAAATTTCTACCTAAGAGATTGATCTGGGTTATCAACGAAGGAGGTACAGCAAAAAGCATTAACCAAACTGGGTATGTGGTACATATATGAGTTCCTCTATTTGGCGAATGCTATTTTATCTATTTATTGGTGATACCCTTGCTTCCGCAATAAGAGGTGGTAGCAAGGGTTTACTATTCATTGCAATAGCGGGTGCTTTCATTGGACTTATGTGGCTGTACCCATTATTTAAACCGGAGGAAAAACGTGACATATAGTGCTAAAGACGTAAGAGTTTTAGATGAGGTTGAACATATTAGGTTGAATCCAGGGATGTATATTGGTGAAACATCTAACCCTGTTCATCTTGTTGAAGAAGCTCTTGACAATGCTCTTGACGAAGCGTTAGCCGGATATGCTAAGATAGTTGCGGTAATTATTAATACAAAGCTCAATACCGTCTCCGTATTGGATGATGGCAGGGGTATTCCTTTAGAGGATAATACCCCTGTCACCATATCATCAAAGTTATTCTCAGGTGCAAAATTTCAAGATAAAAAATCAGCATATCAGATTAGCTCCGGTCTTCATGGGGTTGGTCTTGTAGCTGTTAATGCCCTGAGTTCAGAATATATTGTAGAAGTATATCGCAACAATCAACATGCAATATTTCGCTTTGAGGATAGTAAGTTGAAATTGTCAAAGATTGATCCTCATAAAGGAGATAAACCCTTCTCAACAAAAATCATGTTCAAACCAAATAAGAAATTCTTTGAAAGTGTGAAACCTGATTTAAAAAGATTAAGAAGAAGGTTGACAACCGCATCAGCAGAAATGCCGGACGATACAAGTTTCGTCTTAAATATTGATGAAAAACAAGAAATATTTAATCTAAGTGTTGAAGAACATTTTCTGGAGTCTACAATTACGAGTCCAACTGATAACATCTCGCTCACAAAGTTAATATCAGAAAAGAAACCCGAGAAGTTTGAGGTTTTATTCACATACGAACCAGTTGGTGCAGTTGGTTATAAAGTTTTGTCTTCGGTAAATTTACTACCAGTTGATAATGGTGGGAATCACGTTGGATGGTTTTGTGATATGCTCAGAGATTTTTTCATGGTGAAAGCAAAAAAGCATGGAATGACCTTTCAAGCGAGTGATATGCTTTTCAGATTACGAGCATATCTTATATTAAGCTTGATGGAACCAAAATTCGCCGGTCAGACAAAAGATAGACTGATCAATCCTAAAACAGACTTTAAACGATTCGAACCTGAATTTAAAAGACAACTAGAAACTTTTGCTACAGAGCAGGAACAAACACTTATTGATTACCTGGAGAGATTTCAGGAATATAGGAGAAAGCTAGACGCTAACAAATTAAAGTCAAATGGAACCGGAGGGCGAAGAGCTTCCACACAATTTACAAAACTGCGAGACTGTACAGGTCGAACAGGAGGAGAACTATACATTGTGGAAGGCGAATCAGCCGGAGGTTCTATTATTCAATCACGAGATCCCCGCATACATGCAATCTTGCCATTGAAAGGAAAATCAATACCAAACATAACAACCAAAAAGAATATCCTTGATAATAAGGAAGTTGGCGAGTTAGTTAAAGCAATCGGCACAGGTATTGATCCACAATTTGATATGTCAAAAATGAGATATGATAAAATCATATGTGCTACAGATGCAGATCATGATGGTAACCATATCGCATGTCTTGTAACAATGGTAATTGGTATATTGCTTCCTGAGATAATAAGAGCAGGAAGATATTACATTGCTCAAACTCCATTGTTTGCTATCAATGAAAAGAAAATATTTATTCCATTGTGGGATGAAAAGATGTTGAATGCTGCAAGGGATAAGGGAAGAAGCATTACTCGATTTAAGGGATTGGGTGAATTGTCTCCACCCCAACTGAAAATTTGTTTGTTGGATCCTGGTACAAGGAATCATAATGTAATCTCTTACACTGAGAATATAAATGAACTTGTGAAACTATTTTCAAGCGCCCAAGAGAAAAGAAAGCTTGTAGTAGGAGAATAAAACTATGTCTCTATGGACAAAATTACAGAGAAACTATGTTAAAGATATTGAGGATAATTTGAAAGTTACGTTTGATGGGAAACCAACAAGAATTGATGCTGATATATTTATAAAAAAGCACGCCGAAGCTAACAGAGAAGTTAGGCAGAGTCAAAATAAACAGACTCGTCCAACTGGAAAACAGTTAAGATGGATAAAAGACATTGAAGAAATTCTTGATGTGGAGTTTAAAGGTCGAACTGTTAAAACAGCATCAAAGTTCATTCAGAAATACATTACAGAATATAATGCTAGGATGGGCACAGAGAAAAAAATCAAACGATATTACAATGGAGTTGCAGATAAAATAGAGGCTAATCAGCGGAGAAGGAGAACTAGTTTATGAGAAGAAAAGCAGTAACAACCGCATGTGCAGCATGTGATGATATGAAAGTTAATGATAAAAGTCAGATGGTCTGCAATTGGGGTAAAGGTGGTAAGATACTTGAGCCACAAAAGGGTAAGAAACCCCTAACATGTAATTTAAAGAGGTAAGAGAATGCCGTATATTATGAAACAAATGAGGCCTGCGTTTGATCCACATTTAAAAGCGATCGGGCCTCACACAACAGATCCAGGCGATTTAAATTATTGTATAACAGTTTTAGTTCATGAGTATGTTAGAGCTCATGGTCAATCATATGCTGTTATGAATGATTGCATAGGAGTACTTGATGCTGCGAAAGCCGAATTTTATAGACGCGTTGTTGCACCTTATGAGGATGTTAAAATCCAAGAAAACGGAGACATTGAGATCCTCAGAAAGTAAGGAGAAAGAGAAAAATGGGAACGAGAGCTGATTTTTATTTGGAGAGAGACGATAAGAGACTGATGTGGATTGGAAGTTTGTATAAAGATGGTCATCCAGTGAACATTCCGATTGAAATATTAATTCAAGTAAATCCTGTGCTGTTTGAAGAACTCACAGTGACTTATTTAGAATTAAAGGATTCCGCCATAAGACAAAATGGCGATAAATGGCCTTGGCCTTGGGCGGATAGTAGAATGTCTGATTATTCATATATCTTTATGATGAATAGAGTTATGGCATATTCACCTGATATAAAACGTCTATATGATCCGATTAAAATACTTCAAGGTGAAGATCTGAATTATGCAGCTCTCCCGTTTGATATAAAATTCCCTATCATGTTGAAACAATCTCTAGACATGACAGAGGAACTATTGGATAAATATTCGTTGCAACCCATCTCAGAGGAGATATTAAAACAATATGGACTACAACCTTCCAAAACTGTATAAGGACTATGGACAGTATTCTAATTATAGAAACTTTCCATTAGATATTGATGGGTTTAAACCTGTTGAAAGGCGTGTGCTTTTATCAGCATATAAAATTGCTAAAGTTAAGTTTGTAAAATCAAGACAGGTTGACGCTTACACAATTGGTCACTATCATCCACACGGTGAGTGTTATGGAACTGTAGTTCAAATGGTTCGTCAAGGATTTTTGATTGGTCAAGGAAATTTCGGTACAAATGTTGGAGTTGAGCCGGTTGGACCTGCCGCTCCTCGTTATACTGAATGTAAAATGGATCCAAGAACTTTAGATTTGGCATTTAAATACGTTGATCATGTTCCATGGATTGACAGTGAGATGGGTGATAAAGAACCAGTCTATTTACCAATGATGTATCCCGGTTGTTTACTGGGTAGCGATTATACACAAGGAATTGGATTTGGTTTCAAAACATTTATTCCATGTTATAACATAAAGGATCTTCAACAAAGACTATTATGGCTTCTCGGCATACGAAAGAGAAAGCCAATTATTGCACCCATAACCAATTGTAATATTGTAGCTTCTCCAGAAGAAGTTGACTCATTATTGACAACTGGTAAAGCAAAGATAGCTGTTGAAGGTATTATCATAGAAGAGCCAAGATTAAATACGGTCACATTAAAATCATGGCCACCAGGTAAGAAGTTTGAGTCTCTCCTTAATAAGTTTTCAAAAGAACTCAACGATGGAATGATTGGTTTTACAGATGTTTCAGTTACTGAGACAGAAATCAAATTTCAGGTTTTAAGAGAGAGGAACAGAGATAAAATTTATAAAGATTTTGTTAAGTCGTTAAAAGATGCTATCAGAGGGCAAATTTCATTTGAGATAAACCTTACGAATTTAGACCAAAAGGTAATTGTTAAATCGGTAGACAATATGCTGATGGACACATATAAAATGTTTTCTTCTATGAATGAAAACATGCTGAAGCATGGGATTCAACAATTGACGGAGAAAATTTCGGAGTATAAAGCACTTGAAATTATCCGTGAGCCTCTTGGGGTCTATATAAGTAAGAATCATAATATTGAAGATGCCCTTATTCAAATTGAGAAGTCAACAGTTGTATCTGCTGAAACCGCAAAGACGTTGATAAAGAAATACATGATTCATAAAATGTTCACATTGAATACGGACACAACTGAAATAGATAAGGAAATAAAAATATTAACAGAGCATCTGAATAATTTAGATGCATTTGTACTGGAGCAATATAATGGACTATCGTGATGAAGATAGGCATACATGTAGAGTGTGTCATGGAAGAAAAGTCATACCAGGCAGTTTTACGATTCGTGATGTATGTCCAAATTGTAATGGTATAGGAGAAATTGATTGGGTCTGCAACGCTATGGGTGGGGAAGGGAGAAATCCCCATCCAGACCATCAATTTTTATATAATATCGCACAACGAAACATTCAAGAAATGATTCAGGAAATAAAGCGTCAAGGAGGTATGTTGGGCATGGTGGTAAACATAGAGGTTCATTTTGAAAGAGAACCTTCATTTGAACAAATGTATCTAACAAATCCACGCCCAATGTTGTTTCCTAAAAATACAAAATTTCCAGAATAGGAGACTATAATATGTACAGATTATCAAAAGAGTTTAGTTTCGCCATGGGTCACAGACTCAGTTATCACGAAGGATTATGTAAAAACTTTCACGGTCACAATTACACAGTTATCGTTGGTGTAAAAAGTGAATTTCTCAATGCAAATGGAATGGTTATTGATTTCTCAGATCTTAAAGCTGTTGTTGTTGGATATTTGGATGAGATGGATCATGCTCTAATGGTCAATACTATGGATTGGAAGTTCGTCAAAACGATGAAAGACCATTTTCCAGATATGAAAATAATTGAGACTCCTTATGAGCCAACAGCAGAAAATATGGCCAGGGATATATTTCTCAATACAAGAAAGGTGCTAACCGCAAATCTTGGAGTTAAACTAGGAATTGAAGTCGACTTTGTAACTGTTTATGAAACAGATACATCGCAGGCAACTTATTCAGATGATTAATATTATTAAAAGATCTGGGTTGCTAATTTCAAAGGAACATCAGTACGAAGATTGGTATATCAAAGTCAAAGAATTTTTGGAACGGCGAATGAAGTCTTATAATTCATCCGCATCTGTAGTCCATGTATTTTATATTGAATCGGAGAAGTTTCTCTTGATACCGAGGAACTTCCCGATTCAACAATACATTTTTGATTATGATATAAAAGATGTAAGGCATGAAGGCCAACCAATTGAAATTGAACATAACATTAAACCCAGAAGTGAAGCACAAGAAAAGGCCATTAATTATATAATGACCAATGAAAATGCAACACTACAATTAGCACCTGGAGTTGGTAAAACAGTCATATCAATCTATATGATTGCTGAGAGAAAAAAGAAAGCTCTTATATTTGTTCATAGAGACCCACTGGCTAAACAATGGCGAAACAGATTAAAAGAATTTACAAATCTTGAGGATGATGATATTGCTTATCTCAGATCGGCAACATTTGAAACAGATTTGGATAAGCCAGTAATCATTTCAACAGTTCAAACATTCTTGTCCCTATTAAAAAGAAATCGTAAAGATTTCTTAGTTAAATTAAATGAGGCGGGTGTGGGTGTATGCGTGGCTGATGAGGTACATACTTCAGTTGGAGCACCAACATTTTCAGAATGTTCGATACACGTTCCTTCAAAATATACATATGGATTAAGTGCAACTCCATATCGTTATGACGGGAATGGAGATATCATTGAATTTCATCTTGGTGATATATATTCCGATACCGATTTAGAAGGAACGATGGACGCAAAGGTTGTGGTTTTGATGTTAGATTATCAAATAGATACACCCAACAGATACAAGTATATACGTTGGGGTGGCGATTTCCAAAGAGCACGGTATCTTAATCTAATGAAGAAATCAAAACCGTTCACAGAAGCAATGAGGGGTGTGTTGACCCGATTTAAAAATAGGGATCTGATATGTATAGCTGAAAGAATCAAGTTGATCGAACAGTTATATGATTGGATGCCGAGTAAAAGTAAAGCTAAATTTTGTGGTTCTGGTGGACTCGAAACTCTTAATTCTAAAATCACATTCGCAACACCTGGTAAATGTAGAGATGGAATTGATGCAACATGGAAAGATTCAATAATCATGACATCTCCAATCTCAAACATTGAACAATTAACCGGAAGAGTTCTTAGGGATAGTGAAGGCAAACAAACTCCTATAATAGTTGATATGGTTGATTACGGGTGTAACGATATTGCCAGGACATTTCATAAGCGTCAACAGTTTTATGATGATAAGAAATGGCCTGTTCAATATTTGATATTTTCAAATGATGGTTTAAAATCAATTGATCGAGAAATTACACACAGAATCCTAAGAGGTGAATAATGAAAATAAAGACAGACTTTGTAACAAACAGTAGCTCATCCTCATTTGTCGTTATAGGATCCCATATTGATGCAGTGAATATTCCGATTGAAGTATTTCAAAAAATCAAGGCCAAAGTTCAGGTGACGATTGAAAATATACTTGAAGATCCGTATGAGTATATTGATCCCCTTTTAAGAGGAACGGATTTACAATGGTCTGCCGGATGTGAATATGACGATGGACTTATGATTGGAATTCCATATACCAGTATGGGTGAGGATGAGACTCTTAAACAATTTAGACAAAGAGTACAAGAAGGAATTAAACAATATCTTGGGATAGATACCACACCTGGGCATATCGAAGAATGCTGGATGGACAACTAATGAAAGTAAAAGCAGACTTCGTAACCAACAGCAGTTCGACTGCATATATAATTACAAATACCAGTGATAAACATTTAGATCTAGTTGCTTTTGTGAAAGAGAATCCCCAAATAATTGATCAATTTTTAGATGAGTACGATTGGTATAAAGGGGAAAAAAGGTTTTCACAAAAACATATGATTGAGTCCGCAAAGCAAAACAATAAAACATTTAAACCAGAATATTCTCATTATATTGTCTTCGGAGATGAAAGTGGGACACTGATCGGTCAGGTGTTTGATTACATGTTAAGAGGCGGAGGGTCATCAAAAAATTTCACATGGAGATTTTGTGAGTATCTGAGGTAATTGCTATGAAAATGAAAACAGATTTTGTTACTAATAGTTCATGTGCAAGCTTTGTTATTGAAAAGAAGCATCTAACCAACCTTCAAATAGATTTAATTTATGAACATCATGAATTTGCTAAACAGTATCACTCACATGCTATTGAATACACACCAGAAAAGAGTGGGTGGGACATCTGCGGAGTTGGAGATACTATTAAAGGTACTACGTCTATGGACAACTTTGATATGTTGTGGTTACTTCTTGAGATTGGTATTGATGAAGATCACATAGAATATGAAGGATGTTACGGAGAATGAAAATAAAAGCTGATTTTGTCACTAATAGTTCATCTACTGCATATGTTGTTTTTGTACCAAACAATTTCTATGCTGATGAAGAAGAAATTAAAAAACTATATAATGATGAATACAAAGAATATGAGACCTTAACAGATGAACAATTATTTAAAAATTTGCCTGACTGTATAGAACTTTTAAAAGAGGGTGACAATGTTTGGAGTTATGGCTCAGAAGGAATCACTACAAATATATGGAATATGACAGTAGACATCTGCAGACACCACGATTTAGTACTATCGAGCCTTGAAATGAATGGTGAAGGCAATAATATCATTCAAGGAGTAAAAGAAGAACAGATTGAAAAAATATTTATGACCAACATTGATATAATGTCAACGTTCAACATGATACAAAGGAGTCAAAATGTTACTACAAAAACTGAATAATCGAAAAGGATTTACATTGATTGAAGTAATAGTCGTGATAGTTATCCTTGCTATCTTGGCTATGGTTGTGGTTCCAATGCTTGCTGTAATATATTCCGATTCAGATAGTGAACCGGTTCAAATCATGACACAGAATGAGGAAAAGGCATTAGAGGATAAAGACGAAACTCCAAAGCTTCAAGAGCCTGAAGTAGAAAAATCAAAAGGAGATATGAATAAATTATGAAGTTTGCATTTATGGCCGACATTCATCTTTCAAAATATGCGCAAGATAAACTCGAAGATGAATCAAATCTTCCTGAGCGATTACACAGTATTAAAATGGCTTTACACGAAGTAGCAGAGTATTGTATTGGCCATGATATTCCAACCATCATCATTGGTGGTGATATCCTTCATGGTAAGTCAATCATACATGCAATCGCTCAGGATATAATGCTGGAGTATTTTCAAACATTTGGAAAGAAAATCAGCTTTGTGGTTATCGATGGAAATCATGATCTGTCTGGCAAGGGAGAAGATGTTGTTTCAGCATTGAGATCTCTTTCGACAGTGCCCGGTGTATCTTGGGTTCCCCATAATCGAGTAGAGAGGACCAAAGAAGATATATTGTTGGTTCCGTATTCACATAGTGTATCAAAGATTGTAAAAGAAAACAAAGCAAGGATTCTGATTTCACACTTCGGCCTTACCGAAGCAATGTTAAGTTCAGGTATGAGTATCGTATCTGATATTAGCGTTTCAGATTTGGTCGGAAAATATGAATTAGTGTTACTCGGTCATTATCACAAACCTCAAGAAATTATCAAAGAGAACTTCAGGTTGTATTACTCAGGATCATTGATTCAATTAGACTGGGGTGAGAAGGGCGAGATTAAAAGGTTTCTGGTTGTCGATACAGATTCAATGCAAGTCGATGAAATTCCAATAACTCATTATCGAAAACACATTGAAATTGAATTAACTGACTTAAATAAAGATGAAGCATTTAAGGCTGCTAAGGAAGCTACAGATGCAGGACACCATGTTAAAGTTCTTATGAAAGAGAAGGTCGATTTATCAAGAGTCAAGGGAAACTTTAACATCGTAGACAAAACAGAAACCGATATAACAGACAGGGGTATCACAAGTTCAATGTCTCAGAAGGATCGAATTGATCGCTATATTGAAATAAAAGAAATTCCTGAACATCTAAGGGATGAATATTCAAAAGAGGCATTAGATATTATTGAAAATTGCGAGGTATGATATGAGGCGAATTGATATTCAAGAAGTGGGGATGGAGAATTTTGGTCCGTATATCGACCCCATGATTTTAGAATTTAAACCTGACTCCATGGTTTTAATGACTGGTCCAAATGGTATCGGTAAGACAATGTCCCTTGACGCAATTCCATTTACATTCTATGGTGTTACGAGCAAAGGTGCAAAGGGCGATGATGTGGTAAATAACGTTATCGGCAAAAATTGTAAAACATGGGTCAAGTTTGATATTGATAATGACAGATATCTTATTACCCGGTATCAGAAATATACAAAAGCAGGAACCACAGTCATTCTCAACAAAAACGATGTTGATATTAAAAAGGGTCATAAAGAAGTATTGCCTGAAATTGAAAAATTGATATGTTCAAAGAAATCATTTATGAACACATTGATGTTTGGTCAGAAGGTAAAAGACTTCTTTACAGATCTACTTGATTCTGATAAAAAGACAATCTTTCGAGAAATATTGGCACTCGAACTTTATCAGGTATATTACAAGAAGGCTGATGAACGATTGAAAGCTGTCAAGGCTGAACTTGAGGAAATTGAAAAACAGCAAGGAATCAATCATGGGTTGAATGAAGATGCCAATGCTCAAATTGAGTTGCTACGAGGTCTCCAGAAAAAATGGGAGCAGGAAAAGAAAGAAGCCCTAATCGAACTCAAGAAGTCAATTGATACAAACAAACGTCTATTAGAAACTTGGAAAGAGGCATTGAAAGCTCTTAAAAAGGAAGATGTTGATATTGGCGACACATTGAAGGCCTTAGATTATGTTAGATCTGAGTTGAGTACAATCCAAGAAAGATTTGATGCTGAATTGCAATCAATTGAACAGAGAAAAACTACCAAACTTCTCGAGATACAAAACAAAGCAAATGAAGTATCTAATGAAATTAAGGCAAGATACAGGATAGAGTATGATCGAATTGATAAAGAGGTAGCGGAGTTAAAAGAATCATCAAACGATCTTGTTAATACAGCTCAGACGAGAAGGCATAAGGTCGAACTCAAAATTGAAAACATTGAATCTAACATAAGAAATTGGCAGGAACGGGCAAAGGAGATACAAGATAATGTCTTCGAGGCCGGTATTACAGAGTGCCCCTTATGTCAGCAGGAAGTGTCAGATAAAACTATTGAGTTGTTGGGTGAAAAAGTTGCAGGTTATGATAATGATGTGAGTGAAGCTCTTAAGTTAGTAATCAAGCAGCAAGAACAGATCAAAGAGATCAACGCCAAAATGATTGCAGGATCAAAGAAACTGACAGGATTCATTGAAGCTCTTCAAGGTACTAAGCAATTATTAATAAGTAAAGAAATGATAGAAGTGAAAGAACTTGATCTTCGATTAATCCAAGCAACTGAAAAAGTTAATGATTTGGCGGGGAATGAAGCTGGACTAAAAGAGATTGCAGTTCAAAAAGCTAAAGATGAACTTGAATCTACAGAGCTGACATTACAGGCGACATATGAGCTTCAGGAAAAAGCTATTGAAAGTAGAAATGAAGTGCAGGAAAGAGTCGAGAGTTTGAAGCAGGAAATAAGTCGAATGGAAAGTCAGATCAAGGACAAAGAAGAATCCAAGCATGACAAAACCCAATTGAACTCTTATACGAAACGCTTAATTGATCTTGATAAAGTCCTTCAAGACCTTGAAACAAAGTGGGATGTACTTGATGGTAAGGCACAAAGACTTGAATTTTGGAAGTCGGCGTTTTCACCATCAGGAATTCCATCTATGTTGATTGATGAAGCAATTCCATTTATGAATGAGAAGGTTTCATACTATCTCGAAAAATTCACAAATGGTCGATATATCGTATCATTTGATACACTAGCAGCAACAAAGGCCGGAGAGTTCAGAGATAAAATTTCGGTCAATGTTGTTGATACATATACACGAGCAAATTCAAGGGTTCAATTGTCCGGTGGGCAAACACGAATCATTGATATTGCTACAATCCTAACGCTTGGGGATTTACAATCAAGCATTCAAGAAGTATCAATAAACATCTTGTTATTTGATGAAATATTTGATAGTCTTGACGAAGAAAACATCGGCTACGTATCTAAAGTATTGTCCCAATTGAAGTTTGGAAAATCTATTTATTTAATTTCACACAGACATGAGGATCAATTAGAAGTCGATGAAACTCTGACATTGCATTAAGGTGTCGCTATGAAAATAAAAAATGATTTCGTTACAAATAGTTCTTCCTCATCATTTGTATTTGAAGCATCGGAAAAGATTTTGCGAAAAGATATCGAGAAACATATGAGATTCTATTACGCTGAATGCTTCCGGTGCTTCACTAACAAAAAGAGTTTAACAGAGTTTACAGAAGCAGGCTACGGAGACTGGGTTTCAAAGGCAAGGGGTGAACCTGCTACATTTTGGAATATGGATCCATCCTGTTACAGAGAAGCATGTAAGATTTTAAATTGTGGTATGTTTGTCATCTATGCTTCTGTTGACAGGAACGATATGGACAGAGTTGAGAAGTTCCAGGATCTTGTGGAAGATCGTGGTGGAAGAATAAGAACCAGGAGTGGAGATTAATATGAGTCAAGTTCGAATCGTAAATTGGCTGCTCACAAGAAGGTGTAATCTAAAATGTGAGTATTGTGCCATTGTTAAAAACTATAAGGGTAAACCGTCTAGTTATCCGGATATGAGACATTATATCAAACATGAAATGCCAACCAATGTAGTCATTAATGCATTAAAGGGATTCAAGATTCATAATCCGAATGTATTTCATATATTCTATGGTGGCGAGCCATTGCTAAGACCTGATCTTGCAGACATCATAAATTATTGTAATGAAAATGAAATCTACTATACAGTAATCAGCAACAATACTTCAGGCATTCAAGATCGTATAAGAATGCTATTTGACAAAGTTGAATACATTGAGGGGTTCACAAGTTCTGTTGATCCAATCTTCAATGAAATTGGTGCTAAAGAAGACAGAGTCAAAAAGAGTATTGAAGGTCTGAGGCGATTAAAAGAAATTCAAGCTGCTGGAAAAGTGAAAGATGTTGTTGCTGAAATAACAGTTATGAAACACAATCAAGATCTTTTATACAGACTCATCCGAGAGTTGAGTGATGAGGAAATATATAGTGATATTACATTCGTTGATATTGCAAAAACTAAGTATTATGATTTTTCAAATGTCTTGGATGAAACATTTTTAGTTAGACCAACATTTGAACTAGCAGAAGAGTTGATCGACATTATAACTGATAATCGTTTATTGGTTCATATGAAGGACATTCTAATACCTAAGATGTTCGATACACTTCCATCGAATTTTGACTGTGAGATTGAAAAGGGTTTGCATAACTTGACAATTGATGCTGATGGTTCAATCAGATTGTGTTTAAGAATTAGGGGTATTGCATCTCCTTCATACAATGTGACTGAACTATTTGATCCAACATATCCTGAACTTATTTCTGCGGATGTGTATAGTGCAATAAAAGGTGATAAGAAGCACTACTGTTCGTTGTGTAACCATTCCTGTTTAATGATGAGTCAGTATTTTGATACAACTAATGAGGAAGTGGATACACTAATACATTCCGATAAACGGAGGGAGTAAACTATGGCAGACGAACCTACAAAAGATTCTGTAGATAGTGACATAATTGTTAGCGCAATAATGTTCTGGAAAAAGGTATACGAAGAGAAAGAAGTCATTATCAAATTTATAAAAAAAGATAAGACTAATCGAATCATGAGATGTACCTTAGATTTCAAAAAGATTCCTGTGAAAGATCAACCCAAAAGTGTCAACATTGAAGTCATTCTAAGATTAATTCAGAAAAACAAAATCATGCATGTTTATGATCTTGATAAAAAAGCATGGCGTTCGGTTCCGTTCGATAGGGTTGAATATATGGATACAAAGAATCGACGATATTTCACAAAGAAACAACCAGTATAAAGGAGAATACAAGTGGGAATCTTAAGAGAAATTCTCAAGGAAATCAAGTCCGACGATAACCTTGAGAAAGTAAGAATACTATGTGATCAAATAATCAAAGAGGAAAAAGATAATGTTGTACATTATCAAATACTTCCGAAAGGTCCAAATCTATTTCTTGTATTAGAAGTTCCTGGAAGAATTAAAGATGAGATTGCCTTTCTTGCGCTTGAACGTGAGAGCGAAGATCTTTGGTTATGTGTATTATTTATTACAACTATGAAGGAGTATGCATTAAGAGAAAAGAATCCTCCTTCAATAAAGAGGCAAAGGGTCTGGGAGATCAATGATCATAGACCAGAAAAGGTCTTAACTGAATATGCAAAACGTTACAAATTTCTACGAGGTGAATAAATGTTAAATGGGTATCTAACAGATGAAATCCGAATTAATTCTAAATATGCACATGTATATAGATCTGAATATCCCGATAACCTTGAATCAGATTCTATTCCAATTGTTCATAGACATTCTTTGTTGACAGAAGATTATCTGCGACGCATGACAAGTGGAATTTCTGGAAATGGAATGAGTATTCTTCCTCCAAATTGCAGATACATTGAAAATGTAAAACAAGGTAATATTGTGATAATTGAAGAACCTCCTGCATTTAGAACAATTTCAATCTATATGAGCTTTACTAAGGAAGTTGAAAGATTGAAGGCGGAAGGAAAACTTGCTGAGTATGGTTTTGATGAAGATTTTGCAAGAGAGTCAATGGCCAAAAGATTCACTCTAGCATTTCCATATGTCATATTTATTTTATACTTCACAAGATACAATGAATTGTCCTGTGGCCAAGCATATCTGAGAGTAGCTAGACTTTCAGGCCTATCTGATTACCTTCTAAAAATACCACTCACAAACATTGCAGAGAGTCAGTATATCTGTTTTGGTTCTAAGGCTGGTGGTTCGGCAGAAACATTAAATGCAGGTGTTGAAAAAGTAATCGACGTATTTTGGGGAGCTGAGTTTAACACCGACTATACATATAACTATACTGCATATAGAGATATTGCCGGCGTAAATTCTTATATGGAATGGCAAGCATTGTCAGCAAGTAATCCCATGTTCATTTATAATGTTGATTGGATGAAGATTCCAATGAATATTGGGCAGGCCCTTGATGAAGTAAAACGCCATTATAAACTGTCAAGTTCGTCTGATATACAATATAAAAATCTTTCCAGTATGTTTTCAGTACCTCTGGATTCAGGAAAGGATGAGGCTCCAACTAAGAGATCTCGAAAGAAATATAGATTGTTTTATGATGTTGCCCAAGGTATATTTCTTGATGAGAATTACTATGTCCATGTGGGTGATTCGTTCCAAAACAAAAGTGGGACGATGTTTTTCATCAACTCCTTTATTAGTTTTGCAGACAGTGGTGATGTTAAATATGTCCGCGTTGAAAGAGAAGACGGAAGACTTATCGTATTAAAATTTACCAAATCAGTCTCACACTATTTAAAAGAGCGAACTAAAGCTCTTCGTTATGAAGCAGAAGGAATTCTGAAAAATGGTGTTGTCGTTAAAGAGAATGATATTATCAAACTGACAAATGCAATTGGAGATGCGGTATATAAGAAAGTCACTTTCATTCGTAAATCCCAAGAGGGATTCCACGAAGGACGGTTTGGTGATGGATTTTACATTCTAGAAAACACCGAAGGTGAAGTATATGATGTTACAAATCCAGAATATCGAGGTATTAAACTGAAGAAAAATACAGATTATCTGTACATGAAAACTGAAAATGAGGTACCATTCAACCAAGGGTGTATTGTAAATTTCACAGGCATAGAAGCAGATAATCGTGGAAGATTAAATATCGACATGACTCACAAAGACAATGATTTTAGAGGGAGTCCGTACAAAATTCCATTGAATCAGTCAAACTCAAACATACGACTGTATGAAATGGATCAAGTTAAACCTCTACCACCTGTTTTCAGACTTGGTCGAAAGTTATTAGTCAACAGAAAGAATGATAGAAATCTGTATGAAAATTCTGTCTTCGGAACTCCGTATGGTATTATATACGATTCTGGATATGGTAATATGGATAAAGCGAATCCCGATGAAATAAAGAAATACATGCTTGGGGAAGATAAATTCCAAGTTAAAAGTTTCGATTTAGACATTGAGTTTAATATAGGAGATAAGGTTGTCGTGGCTGATTTTGAAAATCCGATCAATATGCTTTCAGTGAAAACCATTCAGGGGTTTAAGTTCACAGAAGGAGTTGGAGATATTCATTTCATATTAGCAGATAAACAGGGCAACCTACAACAAGAAGAATATGTGAAAGGAAGATATGGAACAATTCATACCGGCAGAATTAGAAAGATTTCAAATGTTTTTGGTGAACTGACAGCTGGAACAAAGATCAAATCTAATATAGCTGGATTCCCACACTTCGCAAAAAAAGACACAAATATTATCATTGGTTTTCTGACTGATACAGGAGGACCAGATCCATTGGTTCTATGCTCCAATTGCTGTACAATGTGGTATAGAGATGTGGTGGAATGCTTTAAACATATTCCAATAAAGTCAGCTGAATGGGCGAAAACAGCACATTCTCCAATTGATGTAGCTAAGATTAAATATCAACCAGGTGACATTCTTATAGGAACTGGTAGTAGCGATTATAGATCCAATACCGGATGGTTGTTATTTAAGGTCACTGGCTCAAACAGTATTAAAGCGATGGATTTTAATTACTATAATGCATGGCCAGATTATTTCACTCTGGATAGATATATTACGACTAATTCAAAATTTGATTGTATCCCTAACCCACGAATCGGTCCCAAGGCTCAAAGTGAGATGGAAATAATTCGATCATGGCCGAATATGCATGGTTATTATTTTTCATGTGATAAAGCCAAATTCCGATTCCTAAACGATGAGAGGAGTATGGTGAATGTTCAAAGTAGTTCTGAATGATGGGCAGAATGAAATGCCCGAAGACGATATTTATTATATTATTGGAAAGGAGGGTGTGTACCTCAAGAAGAAACTTGGGGTGATGGATAGTCTTGCACCTGTAAAAAATATCTCCATTTTGCAAAGTGTAATTTCATCTGCACAAATGCATATAACACCCATACCAGGCATGTGGATTGCCAAAGTTATGAACTTCTTCCGCGAAGTTTATAAAGAGTATAGATCCGAAGCCATTGTTCTGTTGTTTTACAATGAGGAAACAGGACATCATAAAATTGTTCCCCCTCATCAAAAAGTTGCAGGAGCATCATGTGACTATGATAAAGGGATCACTATAGAAGGTTATACAATGATCGGAACCATTCATAGTCACGGAAATATGTCAGCATTTCATTCCGGTACTGATGATAAAGACGAAGAACATTTTGATGGTCTTCATATGACATTTGGTGATTTGGACGAAGACTATCCAAGTATATCAGCATCAATTGTGTCAAATGGTTTCCGGCAAATGATTGAACCAGAACAATATATTAAAGATTTGGTTTGTATGGCCGAGACAAATTCTGTTGATAATAAAGCTGTTAGAACGGTTTATAAATGGGTTGACGGGGTGCTTACTGAAGATGAAGAAGCTGCTCCAAAATATACCTATCAATGGAAAAAGTTTGACAGGCGATATGATGTTACGTGCTCAGACCGTGAGAGAATCTTTAACAAGAAGTGGATGCGCATGGTCGAAAAGGGTACCTATACTTACAAGAGTTACAATGCTGGTTCCGGTTACAGAAGTCTATATGGATGGACTGGTCATGGATGGGGTCAAAATTATGATCGTGGTGCATGGTCCCAAGCTGGTCGACTCCTACCACCCGGAGCACAAACACAAACGAAAGGTGTACCTCCTCAGAACGTTGGCGTTACAGTTAAACCTCTTGAATTTCCCCCGCATACACAAGATGGAGACTTTATGCCTTGCGTGACATGTACTCATAGAATGTGCAAACTTACCTCTGAAATTGAAGAGGATGATTTTGAAGAAATGTATTATTGTGAGAAGTGTGGAGAGATTGTTAAGGAGGACGCAGATTTGGTCATTATATGTTCAACATGTAAAACCGATGATCATCTTATTCTCTTAGATAAAGATGATCTATTGACCAATCAATATATACCAGGTGATGAATACGACCACATGTTTGACAGGGATTCTGCTGGAGTTATCAGACAAGAAGAAACCCTTTATGTTAAATGCAAAGAATGTGGTAATGGTTTCCATATGTTTGAGGACGATTCTATATGTCCTTTCTGTTATGCCCAAGTAAACGAGAGTTATTCCTCGGAAGATGCCTTAGAGGTTCAAACCGAAAACGATTCAGGGGCCTTTCTCAATCAAGAAACAGAAGACGCAAACAATGCAGCATTATTGGAAGCGGCGAATCGAGAAGATGAAACGCTCGAAAGAATACCCGAACCAGGATCAAATGTAATACCGATACCTGAAAAGAAAGACACCGGTTTAGCAGCAATGTTCCGGAAAGTCTTCTCAAAGGAAAGAATATAATGAGCGATACTACTGAGCTTTATATTTCTGTTATTGGTCTTGGTGGGGTTGGAACTATTTTAATCGAAAGATTATGTAGATTCCTAAACTATTCAAAAGATCTTACCGCAGAATTCCTTCTGGTGGACGGAGATGAGTATGAGCAGAAGAATTATGAAAGGCAGGAGTTTTCAAGAATTGGAAACAAAGCCGATATAAAAGCCACCGAGTTGGAAATGAAGTTTAAAGATTTGCGGTTCGATACGCTCGAAGCCTTCATAGACGAATCAAATATTGAGAACGTTATTAAAGAAGGTGATATTGTTTTTCTATGTGTTGATAATCACAAATCCAGAATGATTGTTTCAAATTACTGTAAAAAATTACAAGATGTTATTTTAATTTCTGGCGGGAATGATTTCACAGATGGTAATGTACAGATTTACGTCCGGAAGGCGGGGGCCGATTTAACTCCGGATCTATGTGCATATCATCCTGAAATTGCAAATCCCGATGATAGGTTACCGCAAGAAATGAGCTGTCAAGAGCTCGCAAACTCAGATCCTCAGCTATACTTTGCTAATTTGGGGGTCGCTACTCTTATGTGTTGGGCTTTCTACAACGCTGTTGTTAGAGGGCAATATGAACGGTCTGAGGTTTACTTCGATCTTACAAGTATGACCACAGATGCAAAAATCCGAATGGTGAAATAAAATAGAGAAGTAAGGAGATTAAAATCATGGCTAGAAGTTTTTCGAGAGAAGCACTGGAAGAAAAGACGTCCAAGGAACTTAAAAGAATGTGTGTTGATGAGCTCAATATCGTCGGCGTCACCAAGAAACCCAAGGACGATGTTATCAACGCCATTATGGCACAGTACGGCGCGGCATCTAAACCCGCTGCAATCGCCAAAGATACGAAGCTGACCGGTATCAAATTCACGGGTCAAAGTACCCTGACGAAACCGGATTCTCCGTTTGGCTCCCGTACAACCACAACCATTCATGTTTCCTGTGGTGCATCCTCAGGTAACTTCCCAGTAGCCGGCAAAACAGTGAAAGACGTTGGGGACTTCCTTCGTGAGGTTCTGAACGTGGATCGTCTGTCCACCGGACTGGTCAATGGTAAAGAAGTCGGCGCAGACTATATTCTGAGCTCCGGCGACAACCTGGAATTCCTGAAACCAGCAGGAAAAAAGGGTTAAAATAAATGCGGAGGGAGCCTTCGGGTTCCCTCCCATACAAAGGACTGAAAAATATGAATCCAAATACACAAAGAATTCTTGCTGAGAATAGCATTGATAAAATTTCTTTTTATTTCATCAATAGCCCCATTGTAAATAATGCATTTACAGTGTGTATTCTCATAAACTCTTTTGAGAAGAGAATCGAAGCAAGAGGAGTTTCTATTTGTTCTCTCATGGATACTTTTTCCAAATCCGAAGGTAAGAATAAAGCGTTTGGACGTGCAGTTAAAGCTATCGCAAGGAGAGAAAATAACTGGAAGATTAATGGGTCCGGTCGAGATGATGAATTTGTTCCACGGTCGTTCAAAGTGAAAACAGAAAAAGATGATGATGGTTTTAGGGGCGGAGTTGCACCCGAACTTCAACGAATAAATCCACACCTGCCAATCAGAGTTCAAGATAGTGGTAGGTTTAAAAAATATTCATTTGAAATTCCTGCAAGTTATCCCATGAGACTGGCAAACTCTTTATTCAAATATAAGTCACACTACCGACCTGTTCCAGTTGGAGATGAAGAGAACGAGCTTCTTAAGAGGCTAACTATATTTACAGAACCAATCGAAAATGAAAGTTCCAATTTACTTGTTTCAACATTTGGAATCGAAGATTAAGGTTCTTAGTTCGAGGGGGGTTTCTAACAACCCCCCACATTTATTTTTTAAAAGGAGACTATAAAACGTGGTGTACAAAAATGTAGTAATAATTGGTCTCGGTACACTTGGTGGGTATATCGCAGAGGCTGTAACCAATTTAGACAGCACCGAAAAAATAGTAATAATAGACCACGATATAGTTGAACAGAAGAATTTGAAAAATTCCATATACAGGCAAATTGATATAGGAAGTCCTAAGGTAGAAGCTTTGAAAGATATTCTTCAACATGAACAACCAGATGTTGAAGTATGGGCGTTTCATGCAAAGTATGAAGAAGGCAAGACAAAAATTCCAAAAGAAGATTTGGTTATTGATTGCAGGGACTTTACCTATAATAGACAAAGTGAAATTGATGCAAGATTCTATATATCATCAAGATATTTAATGGCTGATTTTAGAAAGAATATTAAATACAAACAGCAGCAAGTAGGAAAATACATTTTACAATTATCAAGAAATGATTTGAGACATGCTGCGTCAATTGGTTCTATGTTAATTCATAGTAATACAATTGAATCTCTAATAAAAAGCCAATCTGTTCAAAAATATGAACTCGATTATGTCAAACACACGGACAATTGTAGATATGACGTTGTGTATGAAAATGTAGTGGGGGAAGAAAAGTTTGTTAATCTCCCCGATAAGATCGTCCCAATTATGGAGATGAATCAAAAAGGGGATTTAACCATCTTTCTCGGAAGTAGAGTATATCCAATTTCTGAATCAGTGATACCAATTAAAAGTTTGGTAAACAGTTCTGATGTGATCTCGAGTCTTGCATCTGTAGTTGCTTGCCAAACAGATTTCAATAATTTTGTGATATCTATATTCAAGGAAAATAGTAATGTTTTTATTGAACTTATACCTGATACTGGAGCTGCGTGATGGAGATAATTAATCATGAGATAACAGACTATATCAGACCAAGGAAGTTGATTTTTAAAAATGAGATATTTACAATCACCAAATTAGCACAGAAGTTTGAAATTGCTAGTTATGTGATAAAAACTGTCAATGAAAAAATTGACATGGTTATATTAAACAATCCACATCCAAATGCAATACCAAGGAGTGGTGAGTTTTGTATACCAAATAACTTACGAAAATATGAGTTGACTCAAAACTCTAAAAATATGATTACTAGCATGTTATCATGCTTCAACTTAGACGATTGTTACTTCACACCTTGGGATGAAATAGAATATGAAAAACAAGAGGTGATAGGAGCATATGGAAGAAAATCAGAAGATAACCAATGAACAAATAACAGGTCAGGTCGGATCTATTATTGATGAACTTGCTTCAGCTGGTAAAAAAGCGATTAGATCGTTCTTTAATTTGATGGTTGAAAGAACGGCTGATACAGCAGGTGATCTAGCTGACAAAGGTGTTGATAAACTGAAACAGACTATTGACAAAAAGGTGTCAAATGACAAGATCAAGAAGCATTAGTATTGAACAACCATCATTATTGGAGCAAGAAATAGTCCGAATAGTTGATAAAGCTATGAAAGACTCAAAGGTTCAATTAACAGCAGAAGATATAAGAATAATAGCGCAAGATATTATGCCCGATTTGGACAGAATAATTGCAGATAAGGTTAGTCTACATTTTCTTGCTATCGGACAATTTCTAATTGAAAAATTCAGTATGGGAGATTAAGAATGCCTAAAATACTAAATTATGCAGATTTCTGTGAAAACTTAGACGAAGTGACGTCTCTAAAAACATTTGGTAAGAAAAAGTTTCACCCAGCAGGATTATTCTCTGAGCAAATATTTGGCCCAGTGAGAAATTATACATGTCAGTGTGGAATTTATCATGGGGTATCAAAGTCCGGTGGTAAATGTGCTGAATGCGGAGTCGCGGTTATCAACAGCGATTCGAGAAGAAAAACATTTGCAAAAATTGTAATTCCAATCCAAGTTGTGAATCCTCTATTCTACGACTTGCTGGTAGATCTAGCCGGAAGGGGTTTTAAGAAAGCACTTGACGATCTCATGAGGAATGACAAAAGTGTTCTATACATAGATAGTGACGAATTTGTTACCACGGATGAAGGTAGTGTTCCACAAGGGGTCCAAAAATGGGAACGAGCTGAAGCGATCAAAGTTCTTGTTGAAGGATATGCAAATGATATGGTCGAATACGGGGCGCCTGAATGGCAACTCGTATTAGATAACATTAGCAATCTTCTTATAGATACAATTATTGTATTGCCCCCTGATCTAAGACCTACATCAAAGAGTTCAGGGGAAACAAAACAATTGATGGACAAAATCAATCGTTACTATGTCCAAATACTCACTAAGAAGGAGATAATGAGAGAAACAGTTGTAGATGTTCAAAGAGATAAAGCTCTCTATTATACCTACTTCAAACAATTACAAAAAGACGTAAGTGAGTTATACACACGAATACTGGAAAAGATGGCAAAAAAAGAGGGGTTGATTAGAGGGAATATTCTCGGTAAGAGAATTGACTTTTCAGGTCGCGCAGTCATCATACCAGATCCAACGCTTTCATTAACTGAATGTAAGCTTCCATATTTAATGGTACTTGAAATATTCAAACTACCGATCGCCAAACGAATCATTCAACTTGGAAAATTCAAGTTACTCAATAAGGCAATTGATTATGTTAATAAGTGTATTGAAGACAGATCTCCAGTTTTATTGAGAGTTTGTGAAGAGGTAACAAACGATCAGTATTGTATACTGAACAGACAACCATCTCTTCATAAACTGGGTATGCTTGGTTTTAAGATACTGATTACATTAGATCAAGTAATCAAAATACATCCACTTGCATGTCCTCCATTCAATGCAGATTTTGATGGGGATCAAATGGCGGTATATATACCAATTTCAAATGAGGCCAAAGAGGAGATCATCGCTAAGATATTGATATCCAAAAATCTTAGTAGTCCTGCAAATGAAAGTCTGACAACAACACCAAGTCAAGATATAATTCTTGGAATTTACTATTTAACATCAATGGAATTCTCAGACAGGACAGTTAAATACAAAGGGAAGACAATCCCAATTGGTCAGGCTGAGTTCAATCGACAACTTCCAGAGAATTATCCTTTGGTTGAAGGAACAATTTCAGAGAAAGAACTCCTATTTGTGCTGAATAATATTAAGAATAGATACACAGAAGATGAAACAGTTGAAGTTCTTGATAATATAAAAAAGACTGGATTCAAATTTGCAACTTTGTACGGATCAACTCTGTCACTGAAAGATTTTCCAATTGAGGGAGCGGAAGCGATAAGGGATGATATTTACTCACGTACCGAGTTACGAGATCAACTTATTGCATTTTCAGATCCAAGTCTTATTTCAGAGTTGAAAGAAAAATTCAAATACTCATATATGATTGAGTCTGGCGCAAGAGGTAGCTGGGATCAGGTAAAACAACTTATTCTATCGAGAGGATTCATTTCAAATTTCGATGGAGAGATTTTACCTCATCCAATTAAAAACTCTTTGGTTGATGGTTTGACACAAAAAGAGTTTTTCTATTCAACATATGGTTGCCGAAAGGGACTTCTTGATGTTGCATTGAATACAGGAACGTCTGGGTATCTATCAAGAAAGTTAATTTTCACATGCGCCAATTTACAAATTGACGAAGATGTTGATGACTGTGGTACAGAAGATTTATTAGAGGTTGATGTTAAAACAAAACGAAAGGCCAGAATGTTACTTAACAGATGGACTCTCAATGAAGAAGACAACACCCTTTATAAAATTACACATGAAAACTATAAGGACATCATTGGTAAGATGATTTATATACGAAGCCCAATTTTATGTAAAGATCCAAAAATCTGTAAAAAGTGCTACGGTGATTTATATAAAAATTTAAATAGCCGCTTCATTGGTATTCTCGCAGCTCAAACATTGGGTGAGCGTGGAACCCAATTGGTTTTAAGAACTTTCCATACTTCAGGATCAGCAGTTATTAAGGGGCAGAATAGCGAAGATAATGCTAGTTCATCCATGAAACAGAGAGATATTATTGGAGATCTTGCATCCGTTGCTGAACTTTTGCACAAATTTAAAGGCAAGACATATACAATGATAGTCGATGAATTATTTGATGTGTATGATAAAGAAATCCATCATGTTCATTTTGAATGTGTTGTCGCTCAATTGATGTGGAAGGACCATATGAAATGGCGTCTATTAGAAGATCGTGAAAAGATAGAACCGAATTATTATAGTATTCAATCTGTACCGAATCAAGAGAGTTGGATACTGGCAATGGCATTCTCTAATCCAAAGAGATCAATATTACAAGGTATTCTGTATGAAGGTAGATATTCGGGCGTCATGGATAAAATCCTTAAAGGAGAAAAAATCACATGAGAGACCCAGCCCGAATTGAACGAATACTGGGTTTAATCAGGAAGGTCTGGTATGATGCTCCAGACCTTCGCCTGACCCAACTTATTATGAATGAACTGAGAATGCATAGCGATCCTTATTATATTGAGGATGACGTTCTCGAAAAAGCATTGAAAGCATACTGCAAAGATAGGAGGATTTAAAACTTGAAAATAATTAATCCAATAGCTGCAATACAAGACGAAGATAATAACATCTTCACAATCAGACAAAGAGACTATGACAATATTTTACCTATCGTGCAAGAAATAGTTAAACCTGTTGAGGAAATTGGTTTCACAATCAATGATATTAGTTTGAAAGATTCACGTTTTTCATCGGGAGAGCTTGCCAAGACTCTTAAACAAACATTGGCTATAAAATTACAAAAAGGAACTTCTGAAATTGATCTTAGTATTTTCATTCCCAAGCTTGTTGATGGAAACTATATTTATATCAACGGACGAAGAAAAATTCCTTTACTACAGCTTTTTGACATTCCGATTGTAACAAGAGGAGAAAGCATAAAGCTTCGCACAAATGTAGCAACCATAATGGTATTTTCAGATAAAGAAGCCCCATTCATTCGGATTAGCTTCTTGGGTAAAAAGATACCACTTTCTTTGATACTGCTTGCGTATCATGGAATAGAACTTTGTAAAATCAAATATGATTTAGATGGTGATATTGACGAAGAGAGCGAAAACCTTTTTGAAATACTCAGATATGATTTGAGAAGTTATATTGAAGAATCAGTTGGATATGCTCCTGATGATTTTTTATTAGAACTCGGAAGGATGTATTCAAGATATAATGCAAAATCAAAGGGGGAAGATGTACTATATGCACTTGATTTAATTCCAAAAGTTGATATAATCACAGCACGATTTATGACTTACCCAACAATCTTGGAAGAGATTTGTGAAATATTAAAGACAGGTGAAGTCGATGATATGGAGTACACAAACAAACGGGTGAGATGTTTTGAGTATATGGTAATTGCAAGAATTTCAAAGATCATATTCGATTTGTGTTTTTCAAATCGAACTGCAAGACAACCGAAGTTCAATATCAACTCAACACAAATCTTATCAGATTGTAATGTTTCAGATATTGTTCAATTTGATTTCTCAATCAACCCAATTGAGGAATTGACAAAACTATCAAGAATAAGTCTTCTTGGTCCCGGCGGATTTAAAAGGGAAAACATTCCCAAGCATTTGAGAGATATTTGCCCAAGTATGTTTGGCCGTCTATGTCCTGTTGATACTCCAGATAGAGATAACTGTGGGGTTCTTCAAAATGTTGTCCCGAATGTACATCTTGATCAAAATTTGAAATTTGAAGCAGAGGTTCAGGATAAATTTCCTCTCTCAATTCCTGTTTCAATGACTCCATTCTTAAAGCATGACGACCAAACAAGATTACAAATGGCTGCATCCCAAATGAGGCAGGCGATCATGCTGAGAGAATTTGATGTTCCTCTTATCAGTTCAGGGTCAGAAGGACTATATACACCACACACTCAATTTGTCAAGATGGCTAAAAAACCTGGAGAGGTTGTTCATATTGACAAAGAGTATATTATAGTGGTATATGATGATAAAGATGCTGACATATTTGATATTCGTTATAGAAAAATTTATGTTGAACACATGGATTTCATGAATATCTATGTTAAACCAGGAGACCGGTTTAGTGCAGGAGACATTTTAGCAGAAAGTAATTTCTGTAAAAATGGAAAAATTAACATTGGCAAAAATCTTCTGACTGGTGTTATGGTTTATTATGGTAACAACTATGAGGATGGAATCGTTATTTCAGATAGACTTGTCAATGAGGACACCCTAACGTCAGTACACTATAAGGATTTATCATTCACAGTAACCCCAGATAAAGTTCTTCTATCATTAAAGGATGGTGAATATAAACCACTACCAGATGAACTTGAAACAATTGAAAAGGGTGATACATATGCCATTTTGCAAAAGCTTAACTCTGACGAACAATATTCGGTATTTGCCGAGAAGGTACTGTTAGAAACCCGGAAAAAGTATATCGTTTCCGAAGTTAATTTATATGGTAACTCTTGGAACGAAGAGGTGCCTGAATATAAAGAGTGGCTTGAATCCAAACTCTCGAAGCAACAAGACAAAGAGAAGTATCTTCAAAAAGTCCTGAAAGATGTTATGTCGAAAGACGAAGCAATGAAACTTATCAGGGAAAAGAGTCTTGACAAATTCTCATTCACCGGTAAGTATAAAGAGAAGCGTGAGAGAATTAACGGATTATATGTTGAAATGTATGGAGTTCATTTCAGGAGAGTTCAGGTTGGTGATAAATTAGCTAATAGGCATGGCAATAAAGGAGTCATATCTAGAATTGTTCCTCATGATAAAATGCCACAGCTACCTGATGGACGCCACATGGATATTTGCATCAATCCACTTGGTATCATATCGAGAATGAATATTGGTCAATTATATGAAATGCATTTGGCCATGGCGGTTGATGCATTGAAGCAAAACATATTAAAGATGTTAGATAAAGATGTTGAGCAGAGCGAGATAAAAGAATACCTGCTGGGGTTCATAAAGATTGTTGATCGGACAGAGGACAATTGGTATTATACACAATTCTCCGAACAGATGCCGGAACAACTATCATTGGACTTCATCAAAAATCTTACAATCATCCAAGCTCCATTTCAATCTTGCAAATTACAGCAGGTTGATGAAGCAATGCAATATGTTGGAAGCGATTTTAAATTTCCAATATATGATCCATTGTCAAAAGTTAAATTGGCAAATCCTGTTGCAGCTGGTTTCATTTACTTCTTCAGGATGGTTCATATTGCAGAGGAAAAACTTGCTGCAAGAGGGATTGGTGCATATGCAAGACGAACCCTCCAACCATTAGGTGGTCGAAAGAATAAGGGTGGTCAGAGATGTGGTGAAATGGAAACTGCGTGTTTGATTGGGCATGATGCTCCAATTAATCTACATGAGTTTCTTACAACCAAGTCCGATTGTATTGATTTGAAAAATAATTACATTCGCAATTTCATCGATCCAAATTTAACAGATGAAAGCAAAGAATTAGATACAACACCCGAGTCAGTTAAACTGCTTAATTCATATCTAATAGTGATAGGAGTTGATCAAAGATGAATGAAGAGGATTATATGATGGGTTCATGGACTTATACTAATTACACCTCTTCCACTGACAGTACTTCTGGTTATTGGATGAAACCCCAAAAAGTTTCTCTTAGAGATGTTATCGAAGAGGTCAGTAAGGAGCAGGAAGAAGATATAGAAAAACACTTACCCATATTCGACCCAAAGGATTTAGACATATGAGTAGAGCAGACAGTGGACCGGAGGTCATAGTTACACATCCCGATCCCGATGATCTATGGGATATTGATGTTGATTTTGGTGAAGAAGGGCACACCCATGAAGATGAGTATTATAATAGTGAAGTAAAAGCTGCCTATAAAGAAAAGTCAGTAAAACAACAACTCTTCGACATCAAGGATCTGGACTTATGAAAAAAATGTATTGTTCAGAATGTGGTGGCGAAATTATCGTCACCCGAGAAGTTCCGTCCCACTCCTTTGAAATTAACATTGATTCATTGAAGTGTATTGACAATTTTGGTTTCTTGGGAGGGGATCCGGAACTTATATTTCATTGTAGTAATGATAGAGAGCACAACATTGAACCAAAACCAGATTATGGTAACGTCTCACCCATTGACTTTGAAAAATGGAAGGATGAAGTTGAGGAATTTATCAGTGTTAATGTGCTACCAAATTTATAGGAGGAAAGTTTATGACAAAAGATTGCTTACCAGACGTTCAATGTACACCACCAAACATTAATATCCCAATTATGCAAGTAGGGGTTGAGAATGTTGAAGTACCATTTAAACTTGAGACAAGGGGACATACAGGATTTCATCAAATGATTGCAAATGTTGCTATCAGAACAAGCCTTGACTCTGACACAAAAGGTATTTCGATGTCTCGACTCTTACTTACATTGAAACCATATTTGGATCTACCTTTAAAGAGTACGTTAATTAAAGAGATCCTTGAAAAGATTATTAAAAATGTTGGCCCGAGTGAGACTTTCGGAAATAGTGCTGCATATATAACATTCGATTTCAGAATGCCAATTACCAGGCAATCAGTTGTATCCGATAATCAATTTCCAATTTATTACAAATGCAGATTTGAAGGGCAGATCTATGATATTCAAATGACTAAACCCGATGGCAAGAAAGAAAGGCAGTGGCATTTCAGATTCTTTCAAGGTGCAAAAATTCAATATGCATCTTATTGCCCATGCTCTGCTGAATTGTGTAGTGTTCTCGACAGTCGGGGATTCCCACATAATCAAAGATCGTTTGCTGATGTAATGGTTGAGGTTGACGCATATAGCAGTAAGTATGTTTGGTTGGAAGACATTATCGAGTCTGTTGAAAATGTTATTCCTACCCTACCATATCCGATCATCAAAAGGGTTGATGAACAGGAGATTGCCAGAATTGCTGGAGAGAATCCAATGTTTGTTGAAGATGCAATTAGATCAATATCTAATTCTTTGATGAATCTAGATGGAATTGTTGATTGGATAGTTAAGTGTAGACATGAAGAATCAATACATACATCTGAAGCAATTGCAGTCAATTGGAAGGGAGTTCACGGAGGGTTTGACGAAAGGCGATATTTATGATTGAAGTTGCAATTTCATATGGATTCGGTGCAGACAATAGATATAATCTTGAAGAGATTCCACCGAAAATACAACTAGCAAGTTATAAGTTTGATCCATTGATAGAGAATCAAGATAAAATTATTGACACATTAGAAAAAGCAGGAACTAACTTGTTGGTTGTTCACCTACCTCTTGATGTACTTCACCAAGACAAAGATGAAATACTTGATGTAATATTTACATTCAATCAGACATTTGCCTGCAATCATTTTGTAATACACCCTAACAAGGGAATTGAGGATTTTCTTGATTACTATTTGGAAAATAAATTGATGAAGCTTCCAGTCAAATATGACTATAGCTTATGTATCGAGACTTTTCAATGGAGAAAGAAAAAGAAAATACGAAGTCCTCTGGATATTATGGAGTATTGTATTAAGAATCCAGAATTTAGCATGTGTATTGATACTAGTCATATTGAATCTATATGGTTCGATCATAAAATCATGCGCACTCTTTTGAAATACACAAGCGTTATTCATCTTTCAAATCGTGCAAAGGGGCACGGTTCTCATATGCCATTCAATTCACCACATGGAGATTTAAATCTTGTTGGATTTATTAAAGATTTGAAACATATATATAAGTGGAATGGTATTATTGTTCTTGAATACATGCCAGAACATCAAGATAAATTACTTAAAAATTACTATTACGCAAAGAGGTTATTGGAATAATGGAACCTTGGGAACATGAAGCATTTAATGATCACTATAATGGACAATGTTATCGCAATGGGAAATTTTACCAATCAAATCACCCAACTCGATATGAAACAGTTCCTGACTCACAAAGATTGGCATCAAGAAAAGGCGATATTATTAAATTCGGTTCTGGTTATTATAAAACTAAATTAGGAGATTGGAGAGATTGGTTTCCTGAGAAGAAAGACATGTATAAATTTTGGAGAAGAAACAGAACAATTCCAAATTATGCTATGGACGAATATGCTTTTATTGCCAATCGTTATAGATGGATCAAATATAAGTGGAAAGATTATAAAGATTATGGTGCTATCGCAATGATGGCAACGGGTCCCAAACCTTGCCGAATAAGAAAGTATTATACCACTCGACCATTTCATATAGTATCTGCATTTCCACACAAGAAATTTAGAAGTGGGAATATATATGTGAAAATGAAAAAACCATTTTCCATTCGTAGTTGTGTATGGTTTTTATTTGATTTCAATCTATCAGAGTTTATTGAAGGACTGTTAAACAAATACGGAGATGGAGAAAACTCCAGAGATATGTTTCTCAAGAAAATAAAACAAGTTTGGGAGACCAATTTATGAGCAATTCAAAAGAAGTTGACATTATGAAACTCTACTTCAAAGAACGTGACTATGAAGTCAATGTATTTGGAGAGTATTCAGATGACAAATCGCTAAGCTTTCCCAGTTTTCTACTATTTTTAAAAACGTATGTTGATAAAGCTATTGCAGCATACACAGGAAAATGGGAAAGAGAATTACCTCCATGGTTAATATCGTGCAAAGAGCATGAGAATCATGGAGTAGCACCAATAAAGGCATACGAAGAAGTTATTAAAATTCTGGCCCTTTCAGGAGCCGCGCTTGAAACATATACAAAAATTAATGCCGATAAGTGGAGAGAGAATTCCGAAGAGGATTCTAAAAAATGGAAAGATCCAGAAGACTATGTACAAAACTGGATAGATCGCTAATTTAAAGGAGAAGTAACTAACATGAATGAAAATTTATCCCAAATGGTAAGAGAAGGGCAAGGAGAAGAGGCAGTCGTATTTTCAGAGGATCAACTTGACCTTCCGGTACAGGAAGAGACCCCGGCAGCAGAAACCGGTGTGGTAGAAGCACAAACAAATGTGATTGCTATTACATCTTTATCGAATTGGTTTGAAGCGAACTGCTCATCCTTCGATAACATCAATCAGGTGAAAGTGGCGATTCGTGGTGTCAATGGAGAACAGACACTTATCATGGCAGTGAAGGATGCTGACGGCGAGCAAGATACCGAAGGTAATGCCAAGAGAAGTCTTCGCGTATTTGAAAACGCCGATGTGCATCCAGTACTGAACATTCCCGGAGCTTCAATGGAAGTTTATAACAACGGTTTTCAGATTGTTTATGGAATCGAGAATAATATTTTCATCAAATGTTACGGAGTGCGAACAGGCCTCATAGCTGTTTTCTGTAACAACATTGATGGAAAACTGATCCCATATGCAACAACCCGCATCAAGAAAAAAGACACCGAGCTGGAGATTGAAACAAGTGATCCAGCAGCGGTATCGGCAAAACTATTGGCCGGTGCAGATCTAGAAGCCTTACAGCTTCTTTATAAGCAAAGTGCCAAAGCAATTGAGGAACTAACATCCAATCAGGATGTTGTGAATTGGTTGCTTGACAGACAAGCTGAGGTCACGGACATTAACCATCATCTTCAAATTGATGGTGTTCTTATTGACATCTTAGCGTAAGGAGTGTGGGGGACAGGATGTATGCTTCGGACCTAGATGGGACAAGCGAGTGCCTAGTCCCCCATTCACTTAATTATGAATATTAATGAAAATGTAAAACTCGTTTTAAGAGATGTTTATTTATATGATATTGAAGCGTGTCATTATACAATCATGACAAAACTCGGAATGGATTTAGCAGGTGTTGATAGAGATAACAAATCAGAAAGAAATATTCACATTGGTAAAATGATGAGAAAGAATCCGAAGCTAACATCTATTCTACGAAACACAACCCGATCAATAATTGATGAATATATATCACGCAATAACATCAAAGAGAGTGACATTATCCTTAGACAGTACGATGGTATTATTACAACCAAAACTTTAAGAGAAACCAACATACAGCATATACCATTAAACATAAGGCAACATTTTCAAATATTCATTTGTTCTTTTGATCGAAAAAAGTACATCGCATTTGATAGTCAAAATGAAACAACCATAAAAGGTATTGCATTTAGATATGATGCCATGGACAAAATATACGAACAGATTTGTAGAATCAATTACGCCAATAAAGATTCTATATTCAGAAATCTACAAAGAATAAAAGATAAATTCATGACAACACAAAATGCTAGAATGTTTGCTATTCCATTGAAGAATGGAAAGGTAAATATCTTTCTGAGAGATTATGGTGAGATGGAGATTTCACCGCAGACATTAAAAATCATAGACACAGACGATATTGATAAGGAAAGGTATTTCAAGTTTTATATTGAACCATTCACTAAAAGTATTGTCACAGAATTTGTGAGGTAAAAACATGCTTATATTAAACTTAGCAGCAGGAAAAATCAAGCCTTTAATTGAAGGCAAAACTCCGGGTCCACATGTTCTGTTAAATCTGGATACTTCATATTATTCATATATGGATCCGGATGTTATTGAAGAAACCATTAACCTGGTTCAAGAAAGAGGACACACAAAAGACTTTGAATACTTTACCAATGAGGATGCTTTTACATTCATGGAAAGAACAACTCTGATATTTGATAGAGTTTGTATCTATAGATTCCTTGAACATATTCCATTTGAAAAAGTTCCCTATTTCATATATCTTCTATCAACTATTACAACGCCAGGTGATGATATAGTTGACGTAATTGTGCCGAACTATGAAATCTTGGCAAAAATGATTTTGGGTGAGAGTCCTTTGAGTGACTTAGTAAACTTTGAGGCACATAACATTCTATTGACAACAGAACTTTTGAATGAGCCAGGATGCCCACATGCTTCAATCTGGACCGAAGCAAGAGCAGAATACTTTTTCAATTTAGAAGGTAGATTTGAAATAATTGAAACTGATCCGAATTACTCATTTGACGGTCGTAATATCTATCTAAGATTTAAGGCACGACGAATATGATACTTCAGTCAAAATCATCAGGAGATGGAGGTGGTGGTTGTGGATATAGTATCAAACAACCAACCCATCGTGAAACCCTTTATCGTTCAACTTTAGCATTATATGTTGATTATCAAAACGGAGTCCAGATTCACAAAAATAAATACAGTAATATTACTGGAAAACCTACCACAGAACAGTTGGTTGATATTATGTGTCGTGTATTTGTGGAACACGCCTTCGACGGTAGAATGAAACTATTTCAGGCAGGAATGGAAGAAAAATTGAAACGGGCGGTTAATGAAATAATAAAGGAGTAGGTATGACACCATTTAATGAACGAGCAGCAGTAATGGGTCTTGATTCATCTCTCGCATATAAAGGTATGTTTTCATATAGCGATAGATACGGCGAAGTCGTTTACCGCCAACTTTCAACACAGTTTGTAGACATTCAAGATCCAAATGGACATCCAACAGACGGCCTTCCAATTTCAAAGTATGGAATATATACGAAGGGCCCTGATTGGCAAGACTATTTGTATGCAGGGAACGTTTCCGATATGTACAAGTTCATCGGAAATGATGTTTTGAATCAAAGGATAAGGGATGCTATTACTTCTATTGGTATGCCAATTATGACAGAGAATGCAGTACCAAGTTTGCTTCTGACTAAACTCAGGAATGAAATTATCATTCAAAGTTCTCAGCAAGCTCCTGATGTTGGTGATATCTTACCGGTTATGATTGTCAATAACAGTTATGATGGAACAAGAGCAGCATCAGTTGCTTTTGGTATTGCCACAAGCTATCGTGGTGACAGAGTTATCTTTGGTTTTAGTCTCGGTGAAATGCGACAAGTTCATATCGAGAGTTCAACCACAAGCATGTCATCTGCAATCGCATCATATATGCAAGTGTTTTCGGACAACATTCTCGACATGATAACGGGAAGTTTTAATAGCACCTTAACCGAAGATGAAATGATGGCAACTCTAGATGTTATTGAAGGAATGGGCAAAAAGAGAAGGGAAGGAGTTTCAAACCTTCTTCAAGAAATGATGCCTGCTCCTATTGAAGGACAACCACCACCATTACCAACAGCGTGGTTGGTCTTCTTGGCAATTGTACGATATAGCAGTTTTGAACCCAACCTGAATATGAAAAGGTTGATGGAGAATGCTGCAGAATCCGTACTTGTCATTCCCGCACGGATGTATGAAGTCCTTGAAAGACTTCCTGTATCATAAGAATTAGAATAGAGCGATACTGACCGGGTATCGCTCTATCCTACAACTTTTATGTCTATTTTTTTTGGAACAAAAAAATAAAGGAGCTAGAATGCCAGAGGAAAAAAGAGTATATACCCCAAGTAGATCGTATGATATCCAGGTTAAGATAAAGAATCTGGATTATACAAATGATATGATCCGTGTGGTGTTCGCCTCATCGCTATCAACTGCATATCAAGTTGTAACATTGCAGATGAATATCGATCCAAACGATGTTATATTAGAGGACATATTCGGAGGCCAACCCATTAAATTGAGTATTACTCTGCATAGAGAGCAAGTATATCCTGGCCCAAGAATTGATGTTGAATTGATGTATGTTTCTTCGGATTTTCAATTAACTGAAAAAAGTGAGATGTCAACTGGGTCTCAAAAAGACAGAACTACTTTGAATATAGTTACAGTTGTAAGAAATTCATATAAAATTATGAACTCTCTTGTTAATAGAGTATTCATAGGAACAAATCTTTCATCTATAATATCGGCCTTAGCTAGTGATGTTGGAGCAACATTACAGTATGATTCTAACGGAAGAAATAATGCATCAATTGATCAAGTTTGTATTCCTCCAACAACATTCTATAATATAATTAAGGAGCATACAAGAAATTCTGCTGATGTATTTGATGGATATTTAGATCAACGATTTGGTTTGTTCAATGGAGTACCTGGGGTGTTCTGTCAACATGATAGTAAAGTTTATATTATGAATTTAACTGCAAAACTAAGTAAAGATCAAACATTCACAGTATATGAACTTTCAGCTTTAAAAGACAAAAAAGAACTAGAAAGAATCGCAAGTGAAACACTGAACGGTAACGTCTTTTATACATACAACACAGTAGATACAGATTACTCTGGCAATGCAAAATTTGCAAAGTTAGCAACTACATTGAATCATCTTGTACGACCAAATGATACACTAACTGCCACTATATCTCAGGAATTAAGAAGTGTTGCGAAAGATTATTCACTTGTTTATTTGACTCAATCGACAACTCCAAATTTACATATAGATTCAGCAGTTGATAGAATAAGATACTACAATGAAGACACTGGCTTCAATACAGAAACAGCTATCTTTAATTCCAGATTTTCAAGAACAATTGCTGATTTATCGACAATATCATTAGACATTGAAAGAAATCTTCCAGTGTTGAATTTAATTCAGGTGGGTGAGTGTGTGAAGTTTAAACCTAAGACTGTGGAATATGCTGATTTAGAAGGAAAGTATATTTTATGGAGTTCAGTAATAGAATTTTCAAGAAACGTTGATTGGGAAACTACAGCAAGAATAAATTTAGTTAGAACAAATAAGAAGAATTAGGGGCAAAGCCCCCACTCTTATTATTACCACGTCAGCAAAGAATTGAAATAAAAAATAATTTAACACTACTTGAAACTCCTAATCCGCTCTTCTTCATTTTTTCTCCTTTTCAAAGTTGATTGTTAAAAAATTCACAATTTCTCTTTCATTAATTAATATATATAGACCGAGATGCCTATCTAAAATTAGAACAAAAATAAAAGGAGCATAGTATGCCAAAACTTGAAGTCAGTGAAATGCATGATATGGCAGATGAGTATATAACAGAATATCTCAAATGCAAAGCGGATTTTGACTACTTCTGCCGTAAGTATATATACATTGAAATTCCTGGCAAGGACGTTCTCCTACAACCATACAAGAAACAGGTTGAACTTGTTAACCTTGTGGAAAAGAAACATTATGTGCTCGTACTCAAGAGTCGACAGATAGGAATCTCTACAATCATCCAGGCATATTCTGCTTGGTTAACGATTTTCTTTGATAATGCAGTTATTGGTATTATTTCAAAGGATGGAAAAGAAGCTACCGACTTTGCTCGTGCAATTAGAGGTATGGTCGAAAAACTTCCGGAATGGATGAAGCCACCGAGAGGCCCCTTGGGAAGAGGTTTCGCAAAGAGAACAGAGCAATCATTTATTCTTACAAATGGAAGTAAAGTATTTGCTTCACCTGTTAATCCCAATGCTCCTGATAAGACGCTTCGTGGTAAGGCCATTACTTTCTTGGTTATTGATGAGGCGGCATTCGTTCATCATATTGATACAGCATGGACTTCACTTGTACCAGCTTTATCAACTAACCAGATGCAAGCTAAAAAAGCACAAGTACCATACGGAACTGTTGTTCTTTCAACTCCAAACAAAACAAATGGAGTTGGTGAATGGTATTTCAGACGATATAGTAAAGCAGTTTCAAGAGATGATATTTTCGAACCATTTGTAATTCATTGGAAAATGATTCCTGAATTAGCAGACGATCCAGAATGGTATGACACCCAATGTAGACTATTTGACCATGATCAACGAAAAATCGCTCAGGAGTTGGAGTTAAAATTCTTACCAACAGAAGGTTCATTTTTTGAAACAGATACTGTTGAACAACTTCAAAATTCTGTTAAAGAACCAACTGAAAGATTAAGACTGTTCAATGGTGAAATGTGGAGATTTAGTAGTCCAGTTCCTCAAAGATATTATATAATGGGAGTTGATACAGCACCAGAACATGGAGAGGATAAATCAGCTGTAACAGTTTGGGATTATGAAACTCTTGAACAGGTCGCTGAATATCAAGGTAAGTGTAAAGTACTTGATTTTGTGAAAGTTGTCAAAGTACTTGCAATACAATACCCAGGAACAATTGTCATAGAATCGAACTCATATGGTAACCAGGTTGTTGAACAATTAAACAACAGTGAATTTTCATATATGGTGTATCAAGAAAGGCGAGGTAAACAAACAGTTCTTCCGGGATTATCGACTAATTCAAAAACAAGACCTTTAATGATTGATGCTTTATATTCATATGTAACACAATACCCAGAATGTATTAAATCTGAAAGATTAGCACTTGAACTAACTGGTCTTGTTACAAAATCAAATGGTAAAGTTGAAGCAGATCATGGATGTCATGACGATTTAGCCTTGGCTACTTCATGTGTTCATTATGTACGAAAATACGATCCACCATTGTTAATTGATACTAAAGAATATTCTTCATTCTCAAATGAAATGGCCGGAATAATAGCCGGAAACTCAGAGCTTTCAAATAATTTCACTAACGAAGGTGTTATGAAACATGTAAAAGAGCGTGTTGGTAGTGGTGAACTGAGTGGATTTGTTGATATACTAAGTTTGTATGACCAACGATAAGGAGATGTTAAATATGGATGACCAAACCACGCAGATTTCCGAATTATTTGCTGCACCAAGAGGAGATCTCAAAATAGCAGCGAATTTTGGTGGAGTCAAAATATATACATCCACAGTATTACAACAGAATTTTATAAAAGCAATGGTAAAGACTTCAAGAGTTTCTCCTATCGTACCAACATTAATAAAGCTAATGCAGAAAGGGGAATTTATTCCTTGTTACTTAACTGATAAAATTCTAAAAACAATTCTTAAAAGACAACCTCCTGAGTTTAAAGGATATGCAGGATTAACTCTCGGAAAGTTTATATTAACATTTGTTGACAATGAAACTAACATATTTGGATTTACTTCAAACAACGAACTATCTGTAACAACTTTACACGAACTTATACACAAAGCATCTAATAAAAATCCAAAGTTATTTTATCAAACATTTAAAACAGAATTTACTTTGTTTTATAATTTTTATTGGTCACGAGTTTTTTCGGTTGAAAGAAGTGGGTTGGGTGTTAAAGAAACACAAAATCTAGTAGAATTTATTTATTTTACAACTGAATCAGGAGACCGATCAAACAAAGCATTATCAACTTATTACAGAAAGTTGTTAGAAACTTTCCAGGATATAACAACATTAAATAAAGAAGAGTTAGATAAACTGGTTACCCAATATATCATTCTCATAAAAATTATATGGAAAGCGATGTCTTCAAGTGCTCCAACATTAATTGAAAAAGCAGTTTTCGCAAATCGTTCTATTATTGTTCCTTTATACACAGCTTATAAAACTGCGTTTGGAATAAATGTAAAGAGCATTAAAGAATTATGTTATCAAGAACTTTATGCACCATCTGAAGTTATTTCGCTTCCCGCATTAGTAAAACGTCCAAGTGCAAAAGTATATAAAATGGTTAACACACTGTAAGGAGATACACTAGATGGCAGACAATGAAAACATTAGACCAAGTGCAGATCTGCTAAATGATACAAGTATAAACATGGCAAGCGATAGAGCCCGCCGTATCAGTAGTTTACACAGAACATCTGAAGATCTCGTTCGACAGTCAAATACTAAAAGACTGCAAGTATCAAGTGAGATCAGTGCGATTACGAAGCAACAACAAAAAATGAAGGCAACACTTGAACTTGAACGTGGAGAAATGACAACCGATATAGCTAGTGGCTATAGTGAAGTATTAAAAGGTTTAGGACGTACAATTAATTCTCTTGCAACCGGTGTGAAGAATATAACTATAGACACAGGTAAAGCAACATCTGATGCAATCAGCCAATATGGTAAGGCTGTTGGTGAAGATATAAGTATTAACAAAACCAACACTATAGCAATGGCCCTGTCAAGATCAACCCCTTTGTTTGGATACTTTGCGGCAAAATTCATGGAGACAGATGTCTTCAAAAATGCAGCCACTGGAATAAAAGATAGAGTTACTGATGCAATGAAAGAGGGTGTGTCAAGAGCTGGAAGTGGTATTGCTAACGTATTCAGACGTGGTAAAGAAAAACTAGATGAAAGCAAGGAAGTACATCCAGCCACAGTGTCCGATTTGGCACAACTCAAAAGAGATATGGCAGGTGAAATGCCAAAGCTTCAAGAGGGTGGTTATGTTAAACAAGGCGGTGTGGTTGAAGTTCATGCTGCTGAAGTTGTAACTCCAATTGATAAACTTCTTAAACAAATTGATGAAGCAAAATCTTCTGATATATCAAGAAAATTAGACAAGACATTGTCTATGATGTCTCAAAGTCTAACAAGATTAGAAACTGTAGTTGTACAACGAGAAGATAGTCAAAAGGGACTTGTACAAACATTCATTCAGGAGTTTATGAATGCTAAAAATACAAGAGAATCAGCATATCAAGAAAGATTGTTAAAAGCTATTCTTGAGTTGAAAGTTGGTCTTATTGGTATGACGTCTAGAATTAGAATTGCATGGCAGAGAACATTGCTTCAGCATCCACTGTTTAGAAATATTTTATTCTTTTCTGATTTAGTTCAAACCGCTATGTTAAGTCCTATTAAATTTCTTTTTGGAGTTAGAGGCGGATATGCTGGAGATGTTAGGGGTGCAACCAGAACAAATAATGTATTCTTAAAAATATCAAATCTGCTGGCAATGACATATACAACTTTAATGCCAAAGCTTGATGATATTGCTTTATATACAAAGGCTACCGCCGAGGGAATTGTTGGTGGGCCTGTTGAAGGAGCAACACAACAAGGATACACAATGTTCGGCAAAATAAAAGAGATGCTAACCACAAGATCAATTCAATCGCCCGGTGAAAAAATATTTGATATGCTGATTGATAGGCTTGGTCTTGACCGTGGTGCAATGGAAGAAGCTGGAATTACAGGAATTGGTGGGTTTGCTCATCCTGGTCGTATTATGAGAAACATGGGAGCATCAGGAGAGAATCTTAGAGCAACTGCGTTTGGTGAAAGTAGGGATAGAAGACCTGAAGATAATCCTATTTATAAAGTATACGCTTATTCAAGAGATAAAGCTGAAAACGTTTGGCATTATATGTCAAACAAACTTAGTGAATTGTCAAACATGAAAAGGGATCAAGAAGACAGAGAGGGTCCTCATTCGCCAAGTATGGCAGAGAACATTGCAAAGACAGCAGGGCTTACTGAAGATAGATTAGAGGATGCTAAAAATTCTGATGAGCAGGCAAACAAAATTCGTAAATCCCAACTTGGTTTAACCAAAAGAATGGGAAAACGATTAAGAAAAATGGGAAGTCAGATTTGGGATTGGCTCCTATTTGGTTTTACTTTTCTTAAAGACATGTTCTTTAAAGGAATAGGAACATTAAAAACATTCTTACAACCATTGATTACAGCAGCTCTAACTGCTGGTGGAGCAGCCTTATCTAAAATAGGCGGAGTCGGAGGATTGGCAGGAGGTATGAGTCTCGCTGCTGGTGTTGCGATGGGTGTTTATGATGGTATGCGGGCTGTTGCATTATCAGATGAATGGAAAACCAGTAAAGCTTCAGCAGCAGTAGGAGGATTCCTCGGAGGTACTGATAAGGGAGTATCTGGTGCTGCTAAAGGTGCTTTAAAAGGTGGACTGATTGGAGCAGGTATTGGTTCATTCTTCCCAGTTGTCGGTACAGCAATTGGTGGCGCAATCGGTGCAATTGCTGGTGGTATTCTTGGATTTATTGGTGGTGAGAATATTGCTTCAGGAATTGATGCTTTAGCAGGATATCTTAAAAAGTTTATCATGGCAGCTTGGGGTATTATCAAGTGGCCGTTTGAAATGATAGGAAAAGGATTCACTTGGTTGAAAGAGAATCTAACTTGGGAAAATATTAAAGCCTGGGCAATTACAGGATGGGATACGTATTGGTCATTCATTACATGGCCATACAAAAAAGCAAAGGAAGGAATTGACTGGGTTTATAAGAAAGCCAAAGAATTCCTTACAACGGGATGGTTGGGTGAAAATTTAGATACAATAACTTCATTCATTACATGGCCATATAGAAAAATTAAAGAATTGTGGACATCAGTAAAAGAGTTTTTTACATCTGATGAGCCTCTTTCGGTTAAAGCACAAAAAGTAATTGATTTTGTTACATGGCCAGTAAGAAAGATATTGGAAGTTAAAGATTGGGTTATGGAAAAAATCTCATCGCTATTATCAGATACTTGGTTAGGTCAAAAGGTACAGAAAGTGATTGATTTTGTTACATGGCCATATAGAAAAATTAAAGAATTAAGTCAATCAGTAAAAGACTTTTTTACATCTGATGAACCTCTTTCGGTTAAAGTACAGAAAATAACTGATTTTATTACATGGCCAATGCGAAAAATAATGGAACTAAAAGATTGGGCAAAAAATAAAATTAAATCATTCTTTTCAGGTAAATGGTTAGATGGGGAATCATCAAAAATTTCTTCGTTTATTTCATGGCCAATGAGAAAGATAACAGAATTAAAAGATGCCGCAATGGACTGGATTGATAAAAAATTTGGTGCTGGTACTAGTGAAAAAGCAATGAAAACAGTAACAGATATACTTACAGCTCCATATGATTCTTTAATGAATGTATTTAGCTGGTTCGGAAATCTCTTTGATAAGATTAAAGAATGGGCAGCAAATAAAATCAAAAAATCATGGCTTGGGAGATTCTTCAGTGATGATGAAATTGATGAAAAACCGAAACCAGTATCATCAGCGTCAAATGCAATTCCATTTGAAGTATACGGTACCCATAGTGGAAAGAAAGAGTCGATGGCAAAAGCTATATCAACACTATCTGAAACTGATATAATTCCATCCGAAGTATATGGTACACATGCTCCAAAAGAAGCTGCTACTAAAAAGTCAGACGCTGCAATGAAAAAAATGACAGCAGAAGCACAAGCCAGAGCAATTGAAAATGAAAAAGAAATGGCAGCAGTAGAAGCATTTGAGAAAATAGGAAATAAACTTCAATCATCTCATAATCAAACAACAGCTGCTGTAATACAAAATACAAATGTAATATCTTCATCAAACAAGAACAGTATAGTTAATGGTGGAGGCGGAAGCGGAAGCGGAGGAAGAAAATCATTTTCTTCTGGTCCTAATTTTGCAGGTGATGTAGTAGCATGCAACATCAAGTAAGGAGATAAAAAATGGCACAAAAAATAAACCTAGATCCCTTTATGGGGGTGTATGGGTTACCTCCGTCTACATGGCTAAGCGATGATATGATTGTTAATAGTATGCCAGTGTTTGACATTATACCTGCTAAACCCGAGTTTTCAGAAGGCTTGAACTTATTTAGAGTAGAAGATGATTCAGAAAGGTATTTAAAAATTCTTGCTACTCATGGTTATACAACAGCAATCCCAATTCGTGTAGCATTCTTAGCAGACAACTTTCCTACTGATTCATTTACAAATGACTACGGAGAGACATTCCTTCAAAAATTTACAGATGTTGCATCACAAGGTATGTCACAGCTTGCTCAAATGACAGGATCACAAACAGGAACAGAAGCACTACGAAATATAGGTGGTTCTCTTTCTGATCTTGGTGAAGATATGGGGGGAATGATGGGCGGCGCACTAAGCGGTGTTGGTGGTGCAGCATCAGGAGCTGGTAGTGGAATAGAAAAATTACTTCGTAGAATGGAAAGTAATGATGCTGGCGGAGTAACTAATGTTATGGGTGGAGGAGTTCAACTTATCAACAAAATGGTTGCTGGACATAGAGTAGACTTTCCACAAGTCTGGAGAAACAGCGGATTTTCTCCATCATACACAGCAACTGTAAGATTATACAACCCAAATCCATCAAGTGATAAAGCAACGGAACAATATATAATTGGTCCTCTTGCTGTACTATTGGCTTTAGCCCTTCCAACATCAGATGATGGAAAAACATATAATTGGCCATTCTTTCATAAAATAAAGTCGCCAGGAATTTATGGTTTGGATCCAGCAGTTATTACAAATATGACTGTGGTTAAGGGTGGGGATCAACAACAAATTGCATATAATCAAAGACTTGGTATGGTGGATGTAAGAATTGACTTTACAAGTTTGTATAATACTTTGCTTGCTGAGGAAGGAACAGGAAACATTACAAACAGACCCACATTGAAAAGTTATCTTAAAGCAATGAAGGATATAGATCCTTCTCTATCAAGAAATAGACAAGTAATGAGAGCCGGAATAGCCCCTCGTGCCGGAGTACAACCAGGTGGGACGAGATTTAGTTCTAGAACTGGAAGCGAGGATTCATCAAGTGTAGCAAGAAGAAATTTAATTGCAAAAAATGAAGCAGCAAGACAAAGACAGGCTCCAAAGATAACAGAAGTTCTTGCGCGTACTAGAGTTCCTGTTGCAATTACTAATCAACAAAGAACCTTAGTAATAGATTCTGATCGAACCTTCATTGAGATTAATCCTGATGTTATTGTTTAACAAACAGTATTTTTCAATACCATAGTCAAATAGTAGGCGAGATATAAATTAATAAGGAATTGAGTTTGGCTTGTTTGACTTGTATATTTCTTTTTATAATCTATTTCATCGAGAATGTTCATTAGGAGAACATTGATTTGTTGTTTAAAATAAATTTTCATTCTTGTTCTTTTAATGGACATCAATTGTCTAACGTAGGACTCGTATTTGCTTCCACAGAGAGACTTAGCATCTGTTAAATCCCTCATATACATTCTATAAATAACTCTTAAATTATCTGAGTATTTGGTGTTATTTAACTTCGATACGATTTGAGTCGCAAGTGACGCATTGATTTTTGCAAGACGTCTGGCATCTTCTTGTGATTTACGATCGACGAATCTATAAACTGTTATTTTCTTTGTTATAGTATCTGCAAGAGTAATTCCTTTATCAGCTGCTTTTATCTGATAAACATTTTCATCATCCTCAGATGGTTCAACATCACTTCTTATACCAGTTCCTTCTTCAGTTGCTTTATAATATGTTTGCGCAAAACTTTTCATACTCTGAGAAACTCTGGTTCTGCTATCCTGCATAAACTTTGAAATATCATCAAGATCCCCACCACGAATACCTTTAGTCCATCGTCTAACCATCTCAGATGCAAGATAAAAAATAGCATTTGAAATTGTTTTCTCTCTGGCAAATAAATGGGTTTTAGTTAAAACTTCTAATGCATATTTAAAAGCTTCTTCGTTACAAAACTTAAATGATTTATGCATTAGATTTGCATAATGTCTAATCATAAAGAAAACCATCATATATCTGTATGCAGTTTTATCTCCCTTTTTTAGAAAATACTGCATAAGAAGAACATAAAAATTTGCAATAGCATTGCTTTGTGTTGCAAATTTAGCTTCTTTCCTTCCCTTCCAACGTCTTTTAGCAAATTCTCTTATATCCTTTTCTTCAAGACCTGTCAATTTTAGAAATGAATATAAATCCTTTTTGACTTCCGGATAGTAACATGGTTCAGATAGAGAACTTAAATTTTTAGCAACGGTTCTTGTCAAATGGCTCTTTAATTGTGAGTCATTGATTTTTGCTTTAGCAAGTAACTGATCCATATATTATACCACCCTAACTGTAATAGTATCTTCTGTAAAATAAACATACTCCGGTCCATATCTTAATAGTTGATCTTCGGTTAATTCTAATAATTTAAAATTAAAGAATATACTTGTTTCAGGTTTTCTTAATCTACAATGGTTTACTCCTTCAACATCCTGAACAACATCAATGATTTCAGATCTATAAATTTCTGCTGCAGTTCCAAACCTATCTTGGAATGCCTCAAGAAGTGCAAGTCTAACAGTATTTTGTAATGAGGATAAAGTTCCACTAAATGATGAATCCCTAAACACCTCAACTTCAATTTGAAGAGGAATGTTATAAAGAGGCATTGGAATCCACCCACCTTCCGAATAAATATAATTTTCTCCCTCGCTTACAATATAACAAATAGAATCAGCAACTGCTTCTTCATAAACAAATGTCAATGCTGTTGCATCTGTACATCTAATAATACTATCCTGGTGCGGATCATTTCTATCGCAAGGAGCAAAAATATATCTATCACCAACAGAACATGAACCCGGCAAAGTTTCAACCAGATCAAGAACTTCTGAAATCGTAGGTTGATTAAGAAGCATTGAACTCAATATACCAAACGTGTTTGTGAACTTGATATTTGAAAAGTCAGTTAACATTCGAGCATCTGCAAGATCAGCAGAACTGATTAAGGTCTGAAGAACTTGAAGTTCAAATGATTTCTGGTTGATAGCATCGTAGTAGTCTTTTTCAATAACCGGAACATCAAACACAATTGCTGATGTACCATCTATTTCGATATTTGATCTCATGAATGTACTTAAATCAGCCCTGAATGTGGCCTTATTTGAATATAAAGAAACTTCAGCATTGCTAGGATCTCTAATTGTAAATTCATATGTTTGTTCACCTGATGGAATATCAGTATATGGATCAAATGTGTAAATATAATACCCACCCGTTGAATCTGTAGTCATTGTCTTTGTTGATCCACTTGATCTAATAACCATTTCACACGTTGTTAATTCAGAATCAGATTCAGTTGATTTATAATGAAGCTTAAATATTCCTTGTGTACCGATTCTTTCAATTTCTAATAGATCTGCGTAGACATCATATGTTGATGTATAGCTAGTTTCCAAAGCAGGCAGAACCTCAATCTCAAAAATGATATATTCGTATTCACCAACTGTATTATGAAGGTCAAGATCTATTTCAAAGATATTATAATATTGATGATCCCCAATTGTTATAAGTTCATTTCTATATAGTCTTGTGGTTGTTATAGGAACTGTCCATTCTGCATTTCTAGTAGGTACTAAATTCTCAATATCAGTTGTTCCTGATCCAAACAATAAAGCACTGAACAGCTCGATTTCATTAACTTGTAAATCAGATCGTTTAAGTACAGGTAGTGCATTTTGAGCAAATGGTAGTGAAGGGACTACAACATTGATATCTTCATAATCCCCACCTGTGACCAGACGTTCTAATGTTCTAATACTAGCAATTGAATTTCGTCTGACTTCCTCAAGAGATTCTTCATCCACACCACCAAATGCAGAAGAAGCATTTATGACTTCATAGTCAACAACTTGATTAAGTCCAGTGATGGTGCTTGTCAAATAAATTCTTTCACCATCTCTTATTGAACCAGTAATTACATTTCCATCTGCTCCAAGCGTCGTAAGAGTCGTTACAAAAACAGTTGATCCGGGAGTTGGTTGAACTCCAACAAGATCATTACCAAATGTTAGCCTTCTACCTGTATCAGTTCTCCTCGATACATATCCCTTATCAGTAGGATTCATTAGAAAAAGACTTGGAAACTCTGTCCATAAAACTGTTCCTGAACTGCCAGGATCTTGTATGCGAACTTCTAACCCAGCAACCTCTCCAGAAATAGGAATATCCAATGTAATAAATTGATATTGTTGTGTATCAGAATCAATCTGAAATTCCTGCTCTATAATTTTAGTTTGTGTTAATGGTAATACAAAACTGAATGATTCTGTTGTTATATCCACAGGTAGATTATATCTTTTATTACCCTCAAGAACTTGTACCGTAACATTTGCATTATTGTTTACGTTTATAGTTGTTGTATAATAGGTTACAAATTCTGCATTCCCATCAGCACTGAATTTAAACTCCTCAGGAATTGAGAATTGTACAATCGGGTCATCGAAACCAAATGGAATTGTCATAAGAACATTAACTGTAGAAGGAGTTGCTTCAACTGTATTATAACCAAGAAATGCGGAAAGGTTTAAAATTGACTCAGGTAATTGCGCTTTTGTTAAGAAGAACTCACGGTATGTTGAAATTTGATAAAATAAAAGGTTACCGGTTATAGTAGAGACTGTATCAATTAAAAAACTAAGGAATGACGACTTCGTTAAATCCACATTCTCAAGTTCTAAATATCTCTTTACTTCATCAGCTATAAGTTCACGGTACGAATCTCTAGACAGATATATCTGTTCTGATAATAATGTATCGGTTGCCATCCTTTATCTCCTTAGCAAGGAATTGGAATTCTTGGTGTAAAATAAAATCCAACTCTATTGTCAAACAATGTATCCTTTAAAATTGGTTTCAAAAGCGAATCTTTATACAGTAGTCTTGATATAAATTGAGCATCAGCAAGAGTGTGTATTTGTTTATCATATTCAACAAATGAATATGTATTCTCAACTTGAGCATCCACAGCTTCAAGAGTTTCACTTTGAAATACTTGACATTTTAATCTCCAATATCTTCTATCTGTATTGGGATGTATCTCTACTCCAGTTACTTGATAAAGAGGATATACATTATTCTTTGGCTGTAAATACTCTTGTTCAAGCTTTATAATATCATGGGGATAGGGTTTGAAATTATATGTGCTTGGGATAACGATTGTAGTTTCTGTATTTTTATTGTATCCGATTTCTTCACCATCAAATGATGTAGTGATTTCTTCCGGATAATATACGGGTAATAATAAAATCTTGTTTCTTTTTATTCCTGTTAAATCGCCCGTTTGTTCATATGCACCACCAAATACATCCTCATCTTCCCAAATAGTTTGTCCGATATCTAAATTGTAATAAGTTACCAAATATCTAACGACGGATTTGCTATAATAATCATAAAGTAGCTTTTGATACTCATGAACGTATTCATATAACCGTTCATAATTTTGCATATATTCCATTATGAATTACCTTTTGCTTCTTTTGCTTTCCTCATCTCTGATTTTAATACTGAATTGAATTTTATTTTTCTCTCAACCTCTCTTTGCTTCCAATCTTCAAGCATTGTGTAAAGTTTCTTTTTACATTTGACAGGATTGTTAGATTTACCACATTTTTTCAATTGTGTATTTAACATTACAACAGCATATTTTGCTGATAAATAACCACATTGATTAATGCACAAGGTCTTGCTATATTTACTTTGTTTCATGCATTTGCCTACACATGCAATGCTTTGTTTCTTTATAATATAGTTTACAACATCATTTAAAAATGGAACTGGAACAACCCATAGACCCATGTATAATGCTTGTCTTGCATATTTTTCTTTTTGAGGATCAATCTTTACAGGTGCAATATCTGGTTCTGAGTTACTGTTATCTTTTTTTTTAAATGAAAATTCACTTAGAGCATGATAAACTTTTAAGTGTGTTCTGAATGTGAGATTTTCTCTAACTCTTTTATCCTCAGAAACTAGATTAAATACTTTAGATACAGGAATTTGATAACTTGCAGCAATGGTTTTAGCTTTTTTGGCTAACTCTTTTGCTCTTTTCTTTCTTATCTTTTCTTCTACTCCCAACTTTGCCTGATTCAATTTGACCATCTGAGATTGTAATCTTCTTGACCATTTGATAAATTCTTTTCTTAGACTCTTTTCACATTTAGTAGGATTAGAAAATGCACGGCATTTTGATATTTCTGATCTAAGATCAGATACAATTTTTTGAACCGCATTTACTTGACACTCATAACGACAGATTTTTCTTTGATTTGATAGTGGTATTCTACCAAGACACGATCTCGAACAAGTATCAGTTAACTTTCTGAAGATATAAAGAATGAACATAGCAACTGGAGGTCCTGGTCCTAAAAAGGTACCCACTATTCCACCCGCAATTGCTGCAAAACTATACTTCAAAAATTTCTTAAACTTACTTTCAAATTCTTTTATATCTTCTGTGATAGTTAATCCTATAACATCTTCATAACTAAGAGATGAAATAAAGTTACATAAGTTAACATGTTCCTTAAACGTAAGTTTGCTTTTTAATGCTTGACTATCAAGAGTCGCTTCTAGTATATATTTTCTTCCAACGTCTCTTAAAATATTTCTGTCCTCTTGAGAAATCATTTATTACACCTCTGTTGATTCAAAGAATTTAAAGTAAAGGGCTTCGTCAATAACAACTGCTAATTGACCAACATTACCATCATAATTAACATCGACGGCAACAGTAAAACCTTTTTGATTTGGAAAAAACGTAACATCCACATTTTCAATACTTGCTCGATCATCATATTTCAATAGATTATTTGTAACCTCGTCAATAACTTTATTGACAGTAACTTCATCAGCAGGTTCAAAAATCATTTTGTATAAATTGCTTCCATACTCAGGATCAAACATATAAGTTCTTCTTGGAGTAATCAAAATATTATTCCATGAACTAATGAGAACTTCGATATCTTTGATTCTTTTGAAGTCACCTTTTGGAGCAACAACTGAAGTATAATCAGCTAATTTAGAATTTGAACCAGCAACTGTTTCATTAAATCTATCTAACAAATTAGCCATATTGATTTCCTATTACCGTTTTTTACTTTCTTCTGCGAATCTTTTTTGTTTTTCTTCCTCTAACTGTGTTTTCCACTTGAGGTAGTCCTGAAATCTTTTGAGTGGCATGAGCAGAACATCAGTGTAAGATTGTCCACTCATTTCCATACATGCAAAAATGTTCTCAGCGATAGTTTCCTTAAATTCTGAAATAGAATTATGCTGAGAACAATGCGCGAAAAAAGCTTTCCACTAAATCAATGTCGTAAGTATCTGGCTTACCACAGCTCGTACAATGACTTTGCATTTTAAGTTCAATACCGTAATCTCCAAAGCTTTTTGCATATGCTTTGTAGATTGCTCTTTTATCTCGAGCAGGCAGTGATAAGTAAGCATCAATAATATCAGCTCCGTCAGTATATTTAACAGGTTCTTTCTTCTCTTCAATATCTTGTTCAAAGCTATCAATGATTAGTGTTTCGGTAATTAATTCAATTGAACTTCCAGGTCTGTTTATTAATGATGAGACTCCGTGAATTTCATCAAGTAGAGTCGGTTGTTTAACAGTTACAAAAACTCCCTTTGATACTGGTAATTCAACTTTGTTTCTATCACTTATAACATCATCACCTGGATAAGGATTAAAGTTAAATGTACTTGATGCCTGAACGGTTACAGGATATTCCGTTCCACAAGATTTACATTTTAACTGATAATTTCTAATTTCCTCGTATGTAATATGATATAGACCATACAGTAAAGCGTCTCTATCTTTCAATGTTGTAGTTCGAAGAAATGAATCAAGATCTACAACCTCTTTTGGTTTGGTGGCAAGTGAGTTAAAAATACATGTATTTAGATGTTCCGCAATTTTAGTTGGAGTAATTAAACTCCCTTTTAATTTTTCTTCTTCCTGAACGTTGAGTGATCTCAAAGTAAAGGATTTTTTAGTCTGTGGTGTTATTACTTCATACTCTGGATAATCTACTGCAAAACCTTTGAATGTCATTTTCTTAATCTCCTTTCATTCACATTCTAATTAATAATTATTTGGGCAGACTTGCTTTCATAGCTTTCTTTTTGTCTGCTTGTTGTTTCTGATGTGCTTGGTAAGCTTTAGATTGTTTACCATGTTTGGATATATCTTTAACACATGCTTTATAGTGATCACTTGTTTTATCTGGAAACATACTCCTACACTTCTTCATTGCTGAAATTTTGTAAGCAGCCCATGTTCCTGCGACTGCTGCAGCTGCGACACCAAGCAGCGGAAGTTCAGTTAAAGCATGTAGCGATGCTTTCTTTAAAGTTTCATTAACATTTGATGTTAAAAATCTATCATCAATGATCTGTTTTGAATTTTCATCAAGCGACTCTTTGGTGATAATTTCACCATCCATTGCAAGAACTTTAATTTGATGCTCATTGGCTTTTTCAATGAACTTTATAAGTTGAAGTTTTGCCTCTTTTGATAGTTTTTCATTTTCTGAAAAAATACTAACAAGACCCAACTTCATTCTATTTGTATCCATTTGTAACTATCCTCCTTAATATGATCTATCTCTCTGAATTTGTTTTTCAATTTTTCTCATGTGATCTGCAAACATTTTACGACATTTATTTGCGTCATTTGTTTGATTGCATTTAGTTGCTTCTTTTCTTAAAGCTGCTAATTTGGCATAATTGGCTTTTAATTTATAGTTTTTGATGCACATTTTCTTATCATCACCCTTTCTTCCAGCACAAGCCTTTACAGCCGGTCCAAAGAATTTATTATATGCAAGCTTCCCTGCTGTAATGGCAGCGCGAACTACCATAACAGGAGGAAGGTATTTTAAAACAGCTTCATCCACAACTTCATCTGCGCCAACTTTTCTTATTTTTCCTTCTAACAGAAATACTCGCATTTGATCTTCAGACGCTTCATTCTCAATAAATCGAAGCGTCTGAATTTTAGCGTATTTTGATAGTGCAGATTCATAAACCACACACGCAGCTATAAATTTAAGATAAGATCTTTGTAACATTTTTTACCTCAATTAACCTGACTCTGTCACGCCATAACTCTTAACACGATCTTTATTTGTCTTGCTGAAATTGTTAGAGAATGACTGACATTTTGAAAGAACCCAAGGTTCGTGCCATGCATAATCCACATTAAACTCAATTTCAAGATCTAACCTTCCAACAGTTTCAACATCGCTTGTAAACAAGTCTTGTGGATCTTTTGCTGGAAATACTCCATCATAACAGGCGTAATATTCTACTGTTTTTGCATCGGGTGCTGTAGTCCAGTAGTACATTAATCCGGCATATGTTTTCTTTGTGTAACCTTCGCCTTCATTTCCATCATCCAGATCTGTTGCACCAGTTCTATAGTCACGAATCAACTTAACCCAATAATGAAAAATGTCTAAAAGCGGTGTTTTGTTGAATTCTAGGAATTTGACTGATACGGTATTTCCGTAGTCAATATTTCCTGGAACTGCCCATTTCACTCCGCCAAGGCCAGTATATTCAATCTTATTCAGAGTTCCACCTGGTGGTGTAACTGATAAACATGACGCAGCCAACACAGATTGAATTTCACCAATTGCTGTGATTCCAGAATTACCATCTGAAACATAAGCTGGTAGTCCGGGTGGTAGCTTATCAAACCAAATAAAATGATAGCCAGTTACGTAAGGATCGGCCACTCCTGCAGTTGTTCCACCAAACTTTCTTGTTAAAATGTTTTGACCTAGTTCGGCAAACGAGTATTTCATACCCATGTTAGTATCCTCCTAGTTGCTAAGCAACTTTATACTTAATACGTTTCTTTATTACACTAAGAACCGCTTTCCAATCGCCATTAGAAATATTAATAGCTTTGTCGTCAATATAAAAATCCGCTGCAAGTTTCTCAGCGGTAATTCGATCAAAATAAACGCCATGATCTGTTAACCACTTAGAAACCATCTTGATCTGTTCTTTGTGGTCACCACCAAATTCATTGGCATTTTCTTCTGATGCTCTCGTGGTAAATATAACTATTTCGTATCCCTTGTCCCTCAACCAGTTTATAACTTCTTTTGCACCATCAAAGACACCATCATAAACTGTTCCATCTTTATATCCCTTTGAATACTTATGAAGTGTCAAATCAAGATCAATCATTGCTCGTTTTGGCAAAGCTTCATTCTTATTCTCTGGATAAACGGTTCTTATTATTTGTCGTTTCTTCTTCTTCCGGCTGCTGGGAAATGAGTCAATTGCAAAACCCCCGACTGACTCAGTATCTTTAATTTTTTCCAGTATCTTGTCTATATAATTCATTCTATTACCGGCGATCAATTTTATATTTTGTTCTAAACTATGTGGCACATTGTTCATAGTTTTATCTATATATATTAATAAATGAAGATAGAGTATTTGCTAACTAATTTTTTTATGAGGGAGAGTAAACATGTCGAAAAAGAGTAGCGGTTTTATTTTTAGTTGGCCAATGATATTGGCCCTCATCGTTGGATACAATTTTCTTTTTGACGACGATGACGAAAAGGATAACAAGACTATATCAGTCACAGTGGAGGAGGGTGAGATTATCAAAGAAAAACAACCATCTATAGATGAAAGGATAAGTAAGATAGTAGAGAAGGGAACAACTATAATTGAAGATGGCGTGTCTGTCCTTGAAGAAAAAATAGAGGATCTGGACAAGGCATTGACAGAAACAGAAAAGGAGGAACCAAAAGTTGACAAGACACAAGATATCAAACCGGAAGAAGAAGAAACTATTGAAACCAAAAACGAAGTGGAAACTATCAAACCTTTGGAAAAGAAAGAAAAAGCCAAAGGATTCGGAATGAAAAAGCTATGATGTTTAATAAAGCGTTTAGAAACCAAGACTATGAAATTTACTTCAATACAGTATCAGGCGTTGAAGTCATGCAGGGAAGAGATGGAAAAGAAGATCCATTTGCGTTGGATCTCCCCTCACTTCTTGATGTTGGTATTATGGGTCACTGTAAGCATAAGTGTCGATTCTGTTATCAAGGCCATGAAAATGAACCGAATATGAAGCTTGAAGATTTCAAATCTATTATAGATCAAGTAAAGCATCATACGAATCAAGTTGCTTTAGGTGGTCGTGGTGATCCCAATCATCATGAAGATTTTGAGGAAATCGTTAAATATGCTCGATCAAATGGTGTTGTGCCAAACTACACAACCAGTGGAATTGACCTCACACCTGAGCATATTGAAATATCAAAACTGTGTGGTGCGGTTGCAGTTAGTGACTATTATCAAAGTTACACATATGATGCATTGAATAAATTTATGAACGCAGGGATAAAAACCAACATTCATCTTATTTTTCACTATGGTTCATATGGTTCAGTCATGAAAATATTATACGGGTATGATCCTTGGGTGGGTCTTGTTGATCTTGATCGACTGAATGCTGTAATCTTTCTATTATTTAAACCAGCAGGAGCAGGGGAAAAGCTTCCATGGAAACCTCTTGAAGATGAACTGGATAACTTCTCCAACCTCGTATTCAACAACAAAGCAAAGTTCAAAATTGGCATGGATAGTTGTTTGATCAATCATGTTTTGAAAAGGATTGAACCAAATGAGATTCAGCGTATGTCAATTGACTCATGTGAGGCGGCAAGGATGTCAGGATACATTACACCTGATATGAGGTTCATGCCTTGTAGTTTCGCCGACAAAGAGAAATGGGCTATTCCTATAACCAAGAAAAAGGACATTGAATACATATGGAATCGCTCAAGACCATTCAAACAATTCAGACAAATGCTTAAAAAAAATCAATGTTGCCCACTGGGCCTATGAAAAGGAGATACTATGGAATCTATGAAATTAACAAAACAGAATTATGTTGGATTGGCAATGATGGTTGGTATTCTGGTAGTCGGAATCATCGGAGGATATGGTAAACAACAATGGGCTGAAAACATCTATACGTTTCTATCCGTTGTTCTGATGATCATCTTCATGGGAGCGGCGTTGTTTAAAAGTAAATTCAAACCCATCAAACAATTCATGGCCGTTTATTTTATACATGTGCTATTCTGTGTATCACTTGGATGGTGGTGGGTTATGCTATGGTGGATTCTTACTTGTGTTTCAGTTGGAGTTTCAATGAGCAATTACCTAGACGCCATGAAAGGAGCTGTGGAAAGTGAAGCTAAAGGCTGATTTTGTAACTAACTCAAGCTCTTCGTCATTTATTGTAATTTGGCCATGTAGAATTAAAAGTCAAGACGATGTTTCTAAATATATACATCGTCTTGACTTTCAGCCTATTATTTTTAGAGATGCAGTTAAACAGAAGGCAAAAAAAGTCGGTCCTTCCTGTATCAAAAAAATGGCAACTGAACTAAAATGTGGTTGTGTTCGTGGATTAATTGACCACTGGGAATATGAAAAACAATTCTGCAAAAGAGAGGGTATAGAACAACTAAATCTCTATAAAAATCGAGCATGGCGAGATCAGTTCCATGAAGAATATGAAATTCATAGTTCTGCTCAGGCAAAGGAAATGGCGGAGAAGTTTATAAACGAAAGCGGGGATGGTTATGTCTACTATTTTAGCTACGGTGATGAAGACGGTGGAATCTTTTCTGCACTGGAACACGAAAACAACTGGGGAGGACTTCCAAAGATCCACATTAGCCAACACTAGGAGGAATATGAAGGTAGCAGATTTTGATAGTGTTAGAGAAAAAAATACGCATGTTAAAAACTATGTTATGGCAGAGTTTGTCGCAGTTCCCCCAGACTTTGACTGCATAAGTCATCTATCTATGAGAGAGCATATTGGTATGTTTGCTATCAAAGATATAGATAAGGATCAAGTTAAAATAATATCAGATGCAGTTGCGGGGTCCGCTGTATTCACTACTATGAACAATGCATTGCTTAATCCTACATCATGCTTCTTCTTTCTTCAATTGATGACTGAATTAAATTTGATCCTAAAGAAGATTGATAATCCTCTTAGAAGAAGTCAAGACGAATATAAAAGATTCGCACAACGATACGAAGAGAGCAGAATGTCTTATATTGCTGGGCAAGAGGTTGAACGTATAAGTTTTCTCATTGTCAACATAGTACCATTATTGAATCAAAGCATAATTGATGAAGCATGGGATTCAATCCTTGAGCTGAGTCAATTTCAAAAGGAGTTAAACGAAACCAACTATAAATTCGATTAAGGAGGATGTATGAAGAAATTTTTGAAATGGACAGGCATCGTAATCTTCGTTCTTAGCACTTTCATACTTGTGGCGATTGCTCAGGCAGGTGTTGATGCAGTTCAGATTGGTGAAGTCACTTGTATCAAAAGAATGATTGATGGGAATGATGTTATTAAAATAATTCGAGTTCAGGATCCCGAGAATCCATTCGTTTCCATCTTCTTCACAACTGTAAAAAGTGGCAAAGTATTCGCTCTGGCAGATCCCAGCAACACTTCAATTGCTGCCAGACTGACCGGAGACATTCCTGTTGATAAAGATGGTAAACAGATCATCAATAAAGAAGCGAATAAAGACATTGCTCACATAAGCAAATCAATTGGATCTAAGGTCATGAAGATTGCAAGGTTTTATGATGTGAAGATGAACACTCTAACTTACCTGGTCTATACAACCAAACTGTTAGATGGTTCATTAAAACATTCGTTATCAGTTGTGCCGTTAGGAAAACCCCTGGCTCCCTGATCAACGACGGCAAAAAGGAGTCACCCTGATACTATGGGCGACTCCTTTTTTTGCTTGTCGGGCTCAACTTTATACGATAAAGAAGTTCAGTTCAATCTGCTCAACAGTTCTGGTAGGCTCTAAGGTTACGTTGACGTGGAATCTCTTCGTACGTCTTTCGTAATCTGTTGCGCTTACTTCCACTGAGTAGTTTGTTAGACCACGTTTCATTCTGATAACTTCAAGGAAGTCAATCAGTCTACCTGAAACAAGACTCCAGGTAATTTCATCATTTTGCTCAAAGATGAAGAAACGGCAGAAGTCCTCAAATGCTCTCTTGATGTACAGAACAAGTCGAACGATGTTCAGATCTTGTAGAGCACTTGCCTTAGCTTGAGATGTTAACTGACCCCATACAACATAACCCGGATTGAATTTCACAATTGGGTTCAGCTGTTTTAGATACAGTTGGTCTCTCTGACCAAGACGAGGATTATAACGAAGTTCTTTAATTGTGTCGATTGCAGCTCTATTGAAACCAGCTGCTGCGAACCAAAGCTCAGCAACAGTATCGTTTCTTGGTAGGATATAAGACATATGATAAATCGGTGAGAACCATACATCTTGTCCTGTAAATGCGTCATATACTTTATTGTAACATTCATATAGAGCAACGAAGTAATTATTGAATGTATTGACATTAGTTCTTGTTGAAAGTGCTAGATTCGAAGTAGAATTGTCGCCATTGTCAAGAATACCAACACAGTCACGTCTTGTCTGACAAAGTGTACTGATTGCAGTTTTTACATCTGATGGATAACCGCAATCAAATACCATTGAGAAGTAAGTATTTTCATTGTCGAGTACGTTATCGTCAATGATACCACTATAGGCTTGGTTCAGTAATTGTGTAGCTTCTGCAGAATCTAATGATCCGTCAGCTTGTAATAGATCACCATCACTACCTTTTCTCATTGGCACAGGATCAGCATTTGTGAATGCTGCGGCAACAGATCCGTATGATTTCTTAATACGATACTCAATTTGAGAAGCATCATCGAAATCAGTTACGTTACCATTCCATGAATTAGTTGATAATGAAACTTCTGAATAAACAGAAACTTCTTCACTATCAATACCGCCTGCAAGACCCATCCAACCCCAGATTTCAACTCCTCTTGCATCCTTAGCAACAACAACATATTCTCCTGTTCCTGTTCCTTCCCAGTCAGCAAAGTTTTGTTTGATATCTGTGATAGTTGCAGAACCAGCTGTAGTAACAGCAGTGACATTTGTATCAATGTCTTTATCATAGAATCTAATATTTTCATCATATCCAGCAGATAGACGATCCGTATCTTGATCAATCCACATCTCTGCCCTTAACACCGCTGAATATGTGTTTAGCACATCGACAATCCAGATTGATTCCCCCGCTGTGTCTCGAGCAAATTGCTCAAATGAAACTCCAAAGGATTCAATAATTGCATCTTGTCCATCTGTTTGTCTCTCGTAGATGTCGATGATATACTGATCCCAGAGGGTTGGGTTAGACACTTCTGTAAGTCTGATTCCTAATTTGTTATACCATTGACCTCTTCCGATTGGATACAAGAAACAAATTGGATATGCAGTACCATCTTGCTGTAGATTGGTTTGAAGTTCATCTGTGTCATTCATTCCTTCTACAAATGTAATTTGGTATCCTGCAGTTGAGTCGCCTGGTGCAACTGTGGCATCGATCCTAATGTTTGAATACGTAGCATTATCAGGAAGAGTTCTCATGAAATATAAAGATCCCGATTCTCCTAAATAGTTGTACGCACAATAAGGACCTTGTCCATAATTTTTACCATACGTCGAAATGTTTGGCTCTCCAAACTCTGAAATAAAATCAGATCTTGAACCAACGAACTTTAAAACGTTGTCTTCCCCCTTTTCGGTAAGGGCGGCAATAAAGCCGATAGTGGAAGGTACTGCTTGGACGAATTGCGAAAGGTCAATAATTTTGCTGAATACGCCCGGAGATACATTAGCAGCCATATCAGTTTCCTCCTAGTTAATTTTTCTAGTGTATAGTGTAATAATCTCTATAATTCTTTATTTTCCTTTCTCTCCAGGTCTATAGTATAAAATCATTTTCAAGAGTCTAAAATCCTTTTGTAATTAGACGTATAAGAACCAAGAAAAGATCAGTCTTCGATCAGCTGTTTTAACAATGGACGGGAATGTAACTCTTGAAAAAATTGTATAATTTCTAGGGTCCTGTCCTCCCAAGGCGGATTGACATGTAAATAAACCTGCCTCGCTTAACTGTTTATCGTTAGCATATGTAACTCCCGCTGTAGTAACAATTTTGATAACTAACCATTTATCGTCATTAAGTGCATCTTGTTCAAATTCAATTGAATCAAATGGAATCTTGTAATAACCCGTTTCTGGATGTTCAGCATCTGGGATTAAATAATAATCAGAAGCAGACGAATCTGATGCGGTTATCATAACTTGAGAATTTAAATTTGTATCTGTTAATGTTGGAGGTGCTGGATTCAATGGGTCACCTGGAATGACACCACCATCTCCAAGACCAAACCAACTAATAAACTCATCTTTGTCTGAAGTAACATTTGAATTATCAAAATTAACTATTCTTTGCGCCAACCATTCTCTACCAATATAAAGAACTAGATTGTGTTTTCCAACTAGTTTCTTATTACCAGATTCATCCACCTCATAGATTTCCACATAACCTTGTGGATTTCCGAGTTTGTTTCTTGACGGTTTACCAACTGAATCATTTAAACAGTTGTCGCCATAAAAATCCCTTGCGACAATCTCTATTGTCTCGATTTTCTTATCCATGTTTTGGTTTCCTTCTAAAGGTGGTATACTTTATATTTTGTTCTAATTATTGAGTAGGTTTGGTACTATATATATTAATAAGTGAAGAATGATACAAATCTTTAAATCGGGGGAAAACAATGTTTAAATTATATAGAGAAGATTTAATTGAAGAGAATCCAAAAGTATTGGGAATTTATTTCTCACAAGTTGCGGCTCACGAAGCAGCAGAAGGTATGGTAGACATTACTAAATTCAAATTGACCAACATGAATGGTAAAAAAGCAATGTTTGCTTATCGTGTGACAAAAGGATGTCCGTATATTAAATGGAGAATGAAAAATATTTAACGTAAAATAGGGTACCAGGGAGTGAAAACCTACATATTAGTTTTCACTCAAGTACCTGGTGGCCTCTATTTACACTCGCACGATTTTTTGTTTATTCTAAGAATGTTCCACAAGAAGGACAAAATTTAAAATTAGATTTAGATTTTGTCCCACAAGATGAACACACAAGTTTAGTTGATACTGTTACTGGTTGTTGTATTTGAGAACCAGTTCCATTCAAACCCTTGAGTTGAATTGTAATAACTTGAGATTGTTCTAATTCTCCAATAGCTCCATATCTAAATGATTGGTTACATTCAGATCCTTTGACAGTAATTCCTTCATCGTCAAGAGGTTGACCAAGAGATTCAACTTGAACCATATTGATATTTGGAGCATCAAAACTGCGAGAATTCTCAGCCATTCCTTTAACTTGATCTCCTGAATTTGACATTGTAAAATTATCGCCTGCTGATCCGTATTTAACAGTTGAGTCTCCAGTGAACCAATTATTATGATTCCAATGAAATGGAGGAATTTGGTGATGGTAAACATCGTGATGCTCAGTGATGATTACTTTCTTTCCAATGACAGGATCAGGTTTCTCAAATGCAAATTCAACTCGAATTAATCCATCGTCAACTCTATCGCCTCTATGAGCTTGAATCTCTTTTGTTTTGTGAATGAATCTAAAATGATTTCTAACAATCGAACCGCTAAGAAATCCTTGAAGTTCAGTACTAGAATTTGAATCAAGAATTAGAGAACTGTAGTCGAGAACATCCTGTCCGTCGATACTGACCTTTGCTGATGCTCTTCTTGAGTTGAGGTTTTTGAGAAGAAGTGTGTATTCACTTCCATAAGGTAGGCGAACTTCTCCATGAGTGACTCTGAGGATGTGCCCCTCACATTTTACTTCTACTACGAAATTGTCTTTATACGTCATGATAGTATCTCCTTTTTCAGGTCACAGACTAAGACCTCGTTTTTGTATTTAAAGTCTGTTGGTTTATATCGTGCGAGAGTTTCATTTAATTTGTTCTTACTATATATATTAATAAGTGAAAGAATACAACTAACCATTTTTACTATAGGAGGGTACCACTCATGGATGAAAAATTCGTTCTTGAAAATGAGGATTTGTCAACATTCGATTCAGGAGAAATAGTATCGGTTAACGGTCGGGACAACATGGATGAGATCAAAGCAAGATACCCCAAATTGGAAATCATCATTGGGAAAGCAACTCCTGAAGACAAACCGGTCAGACTGAACTTGCTTCAAATGGAATATGAAAGGGCACAGATATTCGACGCAGCCACCGATTCCATCTTGGGAAAACGAATTGATAGATTGGAAAAGGATCAGCCATTCCCATTCTCCGCAGTTACATTTATATTGGGCGCCATGCTTTCAGCATCGGTCTGGCTTTACTTCGGAAAAGTGTTTTATTAATAAGATTGAAGAAGCGGTATGATACCATTTGATATTGAATTATTCAATGTCCTGGTATCATACTTAATCTTCATAAAGAAAGTGGGGAGCTAAGCCTGTGGGGATTCTTGGGTCGAGTCGCCTGAGGCCCGTTCCAGGAAAGCGATGACTCACCCCACTTTCTTTTTTTGCCTGCTATATCGTTTTGCCGTAATATTTACCATTGAACATAAATGATCCTTCGATTATGATAATGGTATATAGATTGAAGAAACCTGTGGCAGGCAAATGCTCTACAATTCCAAAACCGTTAACCCAATGGGTAGGAGCATTTTTCTTATAGTCCGGCTCAATATTACATAAACATGGAAGAGATGTTGCCATATGATATCCCCTTGAATCAACAGGTGAAATCTTTGTAAACATCTGCGGATTGTGAACATGGGCATATGCAATATTACCTTCAAATTCTTCTGCATGTTTTTTAGCATGATACATACCCCAATATCGTCCATGAATAATCATTAATTTTCCAACCCTATGAACTCCATTGAAAGGAATAACCTTATACCCTCTATCATATAAGTTCAAATTAGTTTCGATGTCTAACATTCCTTCAAGTTCAGGACGTTCATCGACATATGTTTTTATGCGATATTCATGATTTCCAATCATAAAAGTTCTTCGTATATCAGGTCTAGTCAAGTTTTCATGAACATTCAATATTTCCTTATTAAAATTATTATAATCTTTTATTAATCTTTGACCTTCTTTCAATAGAGGACGATTGCGATTCCAAAATGAAATACAATCAAGAGATAATTGATCTCCCATATAGACCAACTCATCCGGATCATAATCAAAAATAAATTCATTCACAACTTCCATAGTTCTTTTATCACAGAAAGGATGATGAATATCTGGTAATAATACAGTCTTCTGAACTTGCCATGCAGTATCATCTAAATCTGTTTTTGCTTTGGTTCTTGTAATATATGTACCTGCATATTTAAGAACAGTCTTTTCTGAACATCCAACAATCTTAGCAATCTCTCTATTTGTTAGAGCAGTTGTCTCTGCTAGTTTCAATATCTCTGAACTATACTGACTCGATTGTGCCATAATACAATTTCTCCTAAAAAATAGTTAATTTAAGAAAGGCATTTATATTATGTTCTCAAAAATAAAGTTATTGACCGAAAAAACGCTGAGATAATAAAAGGTTACAAGATTTGAACGAAGGAATGGTTAGAAACTGTGGGGGGGTTATAGTCGGATTCTGAAGCCGTCTTCTTGCAGGATGTAATCTAGATTAAACGGATCAGCACTTTCTTGTTGTAGAAATGCAAGATCATCAATTATTTCGATTTGAACAAGATCAAAACCGTGAGTACAATCAAAGATACCTTGTGTACCTTCAACATACACATAAGATGTTCCATCTAACGCAGGCACACCATCAAAGTTTTCAAAACCACCTGATTGATAGTATTTATATTCTTCTGCTATGAGAGTTGCATCAAGAGGTTGAGACCACATTAACGCATAATTAGGTGAATCTATTGGACTATCAAATTTTACCCTGAATCCATCAATGGCTTTATCAACTACAACAAAAGGAATGATTGATGAAGTTGAATCAACTGTATTTAATAGCGTAAGACTTACACCATAACTATCATTGACTTCAAATTGACTACCAGGAAATGCAACGAACACTTCAGTCCAACCAGGCATAAGAGGTTCGACCCCTTGTTGAGCATGAGAAATTAAAATCCAATTTAGATAATAATTATTACTATCTATATCACCTGAGAATTTAACTGTAAAATGAGTTGATGTCCTTTCTACAATTGAATAAAAGTAAAATGATGGGTTTGCATCTACAGTATTTTCAAGACTCAAAGCAACTGTATATGCTGTACTGTCAATTGTTTCCGGTGGAGTAACAGCTATGGTTATACGATTGGTTCCGTCAGGAACATGTTCAATTCCTGAAAGAGTTGCATCGTCACTGTGATCATATGAAATTGAATAAAATTCAGAATCCATAACATCTGAAAATTTTGCCGTAAATGATCCAGGAGATTTATCTGTAATAACATGCCCATATGTTGACACATTAGAATCCGGATCATCGTCATTAAACATATTTATAGTTAAAGCATACCCGGGTAATGGTATAGTTCTGAATGTACCACTAACAATATCCGACCCATCATCAATGTTTGCAATATCAAATTCCATCGGAACATAATTAATTAATTCAGATGTAACAATTGGCGCAAAAGGAGCACCTAAATTACTTGCGTCATATACATCACCATAATATGCAGGACATCTTAAAGCAGTATGAATATCATCTTGAATTTCAATGAATAGTTCCTGTGGCATATCAGTAACAGCACCAATATCATGCCACGAACCACAATCATATGTTTCTCTTGAATAGAAAAGATTTGTAGATGTTGAATCAATACACACTGGAGTCGTTGAATCAATACCTTGATTTGTACAACATGGCATACTATCACCAGTAACAAAATCATGTATATCTTGCTCAACATCAAAAGAAAAACTATCTTCCACAATAATTGAATTGAATAGTCTATTTCTAAATTGAATAGTCTCAAGAGGAACTAATCTAGCTCTATATGGTTTCCAAAAATCAATCACATCTGATAGTGTAGCAAAGAATGAATCAAGACCGAATAGAATATAGCTCATATTAATAAAGCCATAACTAATATTGTTTCTTACCCATTCTCCAAGATCTCTAAGTAACGTACCCAATACAGTAATGTTATCCGCCGCAAGACCATCAAGTTGTGTTTTCACAGATGGATTAAGTATAGCTAAAACATCTCCGGCGTCTTCATGTGCTCGTAAGAAATTTTCATTAATAGCTCTTGAAAATGTTTCTACATAGAGGTCCCATCTAGCTCTCCATTCTGCTCTACTTGTAGCCTTCACCCCTGTTATTTCCGCAAACTCATCCATAATATCTGCTGCATCAACACTGGTTCCATCATAACAAACAAAACGCTTAGAATCAGGTTTTTCTCCAACAGTAAACTCTTTGTTAAATGTATAAATGGTTGATAAATAAAGAGTTAACATTGATACGGTTTCGCCAAGAATGGTTATCACTGCATCTTGAGGAAGAACAGCAATAGTACCCTCATCTGGTTGTCCTGCATCATCCCATGTTTCATGTTGATCCTGAACTCGGCGTACTAAGATACCGGTTGCAGCATCTGTAGCTTCCTCGTCAAACAATGGTTTAACTGAAAAGTATGGAGATTGAGATGGAAAGTTTATAATGTTTTGATTGTATAGATTTCTTATTTGTGCTTCTGTTTGTAGCCAATGTGGATCACTATCAGTTAAGAATCTAAATGGTAGATATATTGGAGATTTATCCCCAGTTGTACCGGCTACAACTTTACCTTTGAAAACTAAATCAGACAGATTTTTAGATTCTCGTTCTTCAAATTGTAATTGCAATTCATAAACATCAACATCAGTAATTCCATAATATTGAAGAACTTCAACTAATGCTTGAGGTGTACCTTTTCTTTTATAAAGGTTTACAAGATCAAGGAAAAACTCTGGCTTACCAGAAGGGGCTTCGTTGTTTGTCGGATCCCTTAAAATGGATGATAAATCATATCCAAAGCTTCTAAACAATTCATCTAATTGATCATTTGGAAGTTGATAAGGATCTGAAACATTGGCTTGAAAAGTTGTGAGAGTTCGATGAGTTGCATACCAATCTCGGAGAAAGTTCTTTGTTCTTTCCCAGTCTGGAGAATTATACGCAATTTGATCAATAACGATATCCATTAGTCTCTGAGAAGTTGTTCTTTCGTTCTTAGCTATAGCTTTAACAGCTTCCGTAAGATCTGTGGTTTCGCCTTGAATCTCTCTGAGTATTTCCCAGAATGCAGCCAAGTCAATACTATTTGCCATCGTCTCTCCTTATTAAGTAGTAGGGCAATTGTATAATAAATCAGGTCTTCGTTCTATCATAAAACAAAAATATTGATCAATAAGATATGATTCATAACATGTTTCAAGAAGCCCACCTGTTGTTATGATCTGATCATTGTTGTACTCTTCAAATCTGCCATATAATTTTAAGGTTAAATACAAGTATATCATCTTAGATAACTCTGTTGTGAGCGCGTCTAAGCTCGCATAAAGGATGTATATTCCGGCCGTTGCATCACCAATGAAACTTACAGAAGTTGAATCAATAACTGTTAATGCAGTCCCGTCATTTCTGTATGCTAATAAAGCATCCAATGTTGCAAAGTCATCTGCTTGTAAATTAAAAATGTTTGAACCGTCAGGATCTAATTTCAAATACACAGCATATCCCGGATAAACTTGAAGTCGAGTAGCCGCAACTCTTGGTATACAAAATGCATTTGTTTCAGCAAGATAATTATACTCATAATCTGATTGCATGTATTCGTCATTAAATAACATACAAATAAATGAGTTTAATCCAAGGTATTCTACCGGAATATTTACAGGAGGGGGAACTCGATATTTGTTAATCTTCGAGTTAACTACGAAGTTGTGGAACCAATGTTGCAACTCTGGCACCAATGAATAGGATGTTAAGGCTGTAGCCATTCATTACTCCCTCACGTCTGTTTGAATTAGATCAGCAGTACTCATCATATCAAGCATGTGAGTAAAAAGTGTCTCTGGATTATAATCGCTAAATGTAAAGGGTTTATCCTTTGGAACATCTGTGCTCCACTGTCCAGAGTGAAATCTGATCGCTTCTTCCATGACAAAGAATTGTTCCTCAGATAAAATCTTTTGGAATGTCTCTTTGTTTTGTGAAACCATATCCGCAGCATTCTTATCATGCGCTTTATCTGTATGTTTTCTGGTTCCTAATTCTCCATATTTCAAAGAGTCATGAAGCGCCACAGCAAATAAAAGTTTATCAGCATCTGTTGTTTTTGTAGTAATATTAAACATTCTAAACAGTTTAACTGTTGAAAACAACATATGATAAACGTGCTCAGCTTGGACCGGAACATCGCCGTTATGTTTTTTATGATATTTACCGGTCGATGAAGTTGGTTTTGTCCAAGCGTCAGGCAATCTTGAGT